ATGGCTGATAAAGGCATCATCTTCAGCGCCGCCATGGTACGCGCGCTACTCGACGGCAGGAAGACCCAAACGCGGCGGCTCTGCGCCTGGGCGAACAATCCGAACAGCCCGCCGCTATCGCGCATCGTTCCTCTCGATCACGCGCCGGGCTGGTTCGGTGACGAGGAAGGCGAGGTCTGCTTTTCCGCCGGGTATGCGCCTGGGCAGCGGCTGTATGTCCGCGAAGCGTGGACGCTGCGGGGTCAGTTCACCGACGTGGTTGAGGTTGGATACCGTGCGTCGGAGAACCGGGGCCACACCGAGTATGTCGAGCAATGGCCGGTCGCGGTGGCGGTCCCAGGCAAAGCAAAGCCGGGGCGGCCGGCGCCCAAGTGGCCGGAGTGGCCCAAGTACGGGCCGTCTATCCACATGCCCCGCTGGGCGTCGCGGATGTGGCTGGCGGTCACTGAGGTGCGCGTGCAGCGCCTACAGGAATGCAGCGAAGCCGACGCGATCGCAGAGGGCATCGAGGGTTTCGCCTGCATAGGCGGCCAGGCTTGGCGCGACTACGGCGGCGGCTCCGGGTTCAACAAAACCGATCCCGCGTCCCCGGCGACGCGCAGCTATCACACGCTCTGGAACAGCCTGCACACCGCTGAGGACGAACGCTGGGAGGACAATCCTTGGGTCGTCGCCGTCACCTTCAAGGTGCACCACGGCAACCTTGATGCAGAGTAGGGAACTAGACTGGCATGCCACGGCGTAGCCTTACGCCGGCAGCACGCCAGCCAGAGACCATCCTGCTCCGAAAACGAAACATACCAGAGAGCCAATGATGATGAGGACGCCGATATTCACGTATCTATTTCCGCGCTGAAAGAACGCTAGCTCCCTGGTCATATCTCTGTCGACGACACCGGTCGTAAGGGAGCGCCGGTGTCGCCACATTTCTTGTGCAGATTGATTGTAAAAGGCCAGCTGGCTGAGAAATGCGAAAATGTGGGCGACTAAGCTAAGTACGACGCCCATCGCAAAGCACGTAAACGCCGCCCACAGGAATGTAGCATTCAGCCGAAGTGGCGCTTCTGACTTGCCGACCGTATTCCCTATGAAAGTGAACATCGCGATTAGGGCCCCCCCGTTCGCGAGCATGATCGCCGCCAAAGCTTTCTCTGCGAACGTCATTTGGTTTTTCAACCGGTCGACTGTGTCTACCTGCGCATTCTTCAGATCAAACTCAATGTCCTCGCGAACGTTGGGGGTGAGAGCATCGGTCATCGGTCGGCCTCGTGTTTTGAAGTGCTTGGCGCAGTGAGGGAGGTAAGATAGCCTCTCGGCATGACGAATGATAATCACCCTGTAGAAAGCAATGACAACCTGCGAGACCTCTCGGAGGCCGATGTCATCAAAGCAACGGAAGTGGCCGGCATCAGTCTGCCGATCAGCGATTCAAGCGCTCTGATAAAGGCGGCGACGGCGGTGCTAGATCAGCCCGTTTCGCCGGCTGAGATCGAAACAGCGCTGCGAACCGCCTACGTCACTCTGCCGCTCAACACGCCCGCGGATCTGCTTGATGCAGTCAATCGGGTGCTCGACGTGAAGCTTGGTGATCCCGGGGAGGGCGAGGGCGAGTGAACGCGGCGGGGTATCGGCGGAGCATTTTACGTCCGAGAGGCCGCTCTTCCTCGCGATCGCGACGGACGAGGTAACCACCGTTAAGGTCCTAACGATGCCAGCGATGGCAGAAAACGCACGTCTTTTCGGAGCCGAACTGTCAATGTCGGAAAGTAGCAGCATTTGGGGTTCTTACTTGCGTCTCGTGAGAGCCCTTTCCAAGAACGCGGTAATTCCGGTGCTCGTCGCTGGTTTGGGGATGGCATCCTTTGGCATGTTCATAACCCTCCGTGATGAGGGGCAAAAGGGACTGCTCGCGTTCACGTCTGGCATGTTGAGCGTTGGCGCCTTGACCGCTGCCCTTGGTATGTTCTCCGTAACATTTCTACAGAAGACGGCGAAGGTTCGAACCATAAGACCTTCCCGTGCGGGGTCGCGAACGGTCGCAGGTCGGCCACTCACCCAAAGCCCTGTCACGAAGGATCTCGAATACCGGCTTTCTCGCCTCGAATCCGGGGTGAGCGCCTTCAATGCAGCCTCAGCAAGCCAGCAAGCGAAGATTGCTGCTGATGTCCTTGGTGAAGTGCATCTCGCCCTCACTGATGAACTGATTGATCGCGCCCGCGAGAGACTAGAAGCGCAGTTGAGCAAGGAAACTGCTACAGCATACGTCCGCGAAGCCTTCGAGGGAACGTGCGGTAGATTGAGCCGTGAGGGCGAAAAGACGAGAATAGCAGGGACGTACATGCTTGCCATCGGCGGGGCCATCAGTGTTTTTGGAATGAGTATACTTGCCTTTTACCTTTTTGTTGAAAAACCCTTTTCGCTAACCAACGGGATAGCGGAAGCTGCGATGCATTACGTGCCTCGGTTGAGCTTGGTCGTAATCGTCGAGGGCTTTGCTCTATTCTTTCTGAAGCTTTATAAATCCTCTTTGGAGGACATGCGATATTTCCAAAACGAGCTTACAAATATAGAGCAAAGAGTAGTGGCTTACGAAATCGCGTCAGCGCAAGAAGAAGATAGTTTGCTTAATGAGGTCGTGCGCACCGTTATAGCGACTGAGCGCAACTTCACTTTGAAAAAAGGTGAAACGACTATCGGGATAGAAAAGGCAAAAATTGAGAGTGGTGCTGGAGCCTTGGCTGCACTGAAGGATTTAGGTCCTATCCTAGGATCCCTGCGCGCAAAGTGAGGCTATGTGCTGCTCGCGGCGAAGGGTGTTTTCGCTGGTTTCCAAATACCCGGGCACAAGACGTCAGGCTGACATTTACGCTCCGACCCGGGGGCGATCGTCTCGCGCGCTGCATCGAAAAGAGGCCACTGCGTGACTGATGCCGATGCGCGGCCTCAAAGCAAAAGGCCCTGTCGGGGCGGCGGGGGCTGTACCGGCTTGAACCACGCTTCTGCGGTACGGTCGACCGCCAGTCTGCCGGACCACACGTTCAGTAGCGCTGCGGCCTCCTCCGGTGTGCCATCGGTCCAGCGCGAATAGTCTTCGGGCTTTAAGATGGTCGGCATGCGGTCGTGCACGTCTGCCATTTGCTCAGAGCCGTCGACCATTACCATCGAATAGGCATTCCCCCACTCGGACGTTGCGCGCCAGACACCAGCGACGGCGAATATGTCCTGATCCGGCAGGGAATACCAAGTACGGGTCATCTTGCCTCGCGGGCCTTCAGCCTCCGCCCAGGCGGTCACCGGGATCAGGCAACGGCGCTTGTTGAAGCTGTCGCGCCAGAAGGCAGTGCCCAGCTTGTTCTCGCGTGCATTGTTCACCGGCTTCGGCTTGAGGGGCAGGCCGGTCGTCTTGCTCTTCAAGACCAGCGGGAATCCCCATGCCATGGACGCCACGCCTTCACCCGTCACTACCAGACCCGGATAACCAGGGTAGACCTCGGCGGCGGAGTTGGCGCCAGCGTCCGCGGGCACGCGGAACAGATTCGCCACCTCGGTCTGGGCTTTGTTTATGCGGTACAGGTTGCACATCAGGGCATGATGCGGGGTTGCAACCGGGAGTCAACGCGAGCCGGTAGCCATCGCCCGCCACCGGGTGACGCAGATCGTCATGTCGCGGGCGCGGCAGTAGGGCCCCATGTTGGCGTCGAAGGGCGGCTTGGTAGGGCGGTCCAGTACTGCTTGACCTGCCAATCCTCGGAAACGCCATTGAGGTTCAGCCACGCCAACGCCAGGCGAACTTCGGGGCCAGGCTTGATCGGCTCCTTCTCGCCGAGATCCCGCGCCGCTTCCAAGACATCGATCGCCAGCCGGTTCATTCGTCCCAGCGCTGGCTTACCCATCGTGCTGATGATCCCGCTGGGCGGCGTTGAGAAAGACGCGGGCGTAGTTCCGGAACATGCCCTGCCAGTACGGTCCGGCCTTCTCCCATTCCCGCGTCCAATCGGTCCACTCGTCGACCGTCTCGCATGACGCCCACATCTTGGCGGCCAGCTCTTCAATTAGCGCCTCAGTGTCATTGGTGGTGCAGAAGCGGCAGGGCATCAGTCGTGCGCCGCCGGGCCGCACTGAACATCACGATTGTCGCAAGCCGAGCACTTCAACCGGGCGCGGATCGCCGGGATGCGGAGGTCGAGGCCCTTGCGGACACAGACCTTCGAAACCTCCTTTGGATCGAGAAAGGCCTTATGCCGACAGGCACACATGACCGCGATTACGCAGCCATTCTTGCTGCAGTCGAAGACGGTATCGAATCGTCGCGTTCCCATAACGTTCTCATAACGCATTGCGGAACGAATGTGGAACAGATACCAAGGCAGCAATCCCCACCGGAGTGATTCTGCCATGCCCACCCTGATGAAAATGGAAGGTCCGCTCGACCTCGAAGGCTATGAAACCGAAGCCAGGCCGCTGCCGTTTGGCCGCTGGATCTTGGAGCAAGTAGACCGGGGCGGCTTCATCGGCCAGCTTGCGACCATCGCCAAAGCCGACAGGGGATTTCCTAAAGAAGGCGGCCCCGACGCCGTACGCAAGCGGCTGGGCGACACCGGTGCCGATCCTGAGATGTTCGACGCGATCGACGACGCGGAGCTAGACTGGGCAGCGCTATGACCCAGCCGATGTCGGATGACGCGCTGATCGCGCTGGCAGAACATCGGTTTGCCCAGGCGGATCGTGCAGGGGCGACGCATGAGGACTGCCGGCAGTTGCGCGACATCTTCCCTGCGGTGTTGCAGCGGTTGCGCGAGAAAGTCGAGATCACCCGCGATCTCGTCTCGATCGAGTACATTGACCTGCGTGACCAGAAGGCGTGGGAGCGGATGGCCGCTGCCGCCAACAAGAACGAACCTGACGACCAGCTGCAGCTGGCGCTTACGCACCTCTGATCAAGAGGTCAGCTATCAGGCCCTTGCCCCGGGGCGCTGATGACGGTGGGTGCGGTAATCCGCACGCCGCACCCACATTTTTTGAGGCGTCAGCAACTATGTGCATCCGTGACGCCAGGCGGCCCTGCGAGGGCTACGCAGCGTTAGCGAATGGCGGTATGTTGGGTCCGTCCACAACGATCGAAGGCAGGGACCGGAAGCCCGGCTTTGCCAAAAAATAGCCCTGAGCATATCGTATGCCGATCTGGCGTATGGCGTGCAGTTCTGCGGCGGTTTCTATGCCTTCTGCAATCAGTGCGACGCCCAAGGACTTTGTAATCTCTACGATGCCCTCCACGATCAGCCTGCGACGCGGGTTCCTGTCGATGCCGCGTATCAATGCCATGTCGAGCTTGATGAGATCAGTCGGCAAATCGGCAAGCAGGCCCAAGCCTGCATACCCTGCACCGAAATCGTCGATGGCCGTGCTGAATCCCATCTTTCCGTATGTTTCAACAATTCGGCGGACGTGGGAAGGATCGCGCATCTCTTCGTTTTCCGTGAACTCGAAGATGAGCCGTTCCGGAGGGAAGCCAGTGGCGCGCGCTGTCTGAAGCGTCAGCTGTATACAGGCCATCGGTGAATAGACCGCATCCGGCAAAAAATTGATCGAAAGCCGTGCGCCAGTCGCGAGTATGCCCGCTTCTACCGCGCCAGCAATTGCCGCCACACGGCACTGCTGGTCAAAGGCATATCGATTTTCGGGCGTGACAGCGGCGAGTACCTCAGCAGCCCCCTGCCGTTCAGGACCGCGCACCAGCGCCTCGTAAGCGAACGGCAGTCCTGTGGTCATGTCCACGATGGGCTGGAACGCCATCGCCAGATCGAAGGTCTGCGCTTCGGACCGGCATCCCTGACAACCTGCTTGCATCTAATCACTCCTAGCCCCGCAAAAGCATACAAAATTACGACCTAAGAAGGAGTTAACCAAAATGCCTCGAGAATTGAGCTGACTATGGGCTGATGAACCTTTGGTTCTTGGACCGATGAGGTCGGGAACAGACGTATGGAGACATTAGAAGAAAAAAAGGGCCGACCCTTGGGCCAGCCCTCGTAGAAGTTTGGGAGAGGTGCCTAAAAAGGCACGATCTTTATCCCAAAACTCCTTTTATGCTGCAAGCGCGAAATTAGCCGATGGGGTGCGCTAATTTCCCGATGACCCCGTACTGATTGATGTCGATGAGCGGCGAGGCCACGGGACAGGTGGCCTCGCCGCAAGGTGTCAAAGCGTGCGGTCACGGGCACGACTAAGATCTTCGGCAGGTTATGTACCCCCCCGCTTGAAGCGAGCGCGCTTTATCAATCAAATGCGTCGCTCCAAATGAAATATCATTTTGTGAAATCGCTATCCGTTTGTCGGTTATTACCTTCCATGCGTTCGCCGGGAAGCAGGTGGCCCGCTTCGGGCTCAAACTATTAACGCAGCATCATCGGTGGCACGTGTCAACGGCATGCAGAATAATGAAACTGCGACTTATAACTGACATAAACACTAAATCTCATGGTTTGTATTTAATTCGCGGTTCTTAAGCGCTTTTCACAATGAATAGTCGCAGGGAGGACCCGCAATTTATTGTAGACGAGCGCGTTTTTTGCTTGCGCTGCGCTCGCCATCATGTCTTTCTTGTCCCTGCCGCTGGTCACTTACCAGCCTGATACAGAGAGACATGACATGATCGCTTCGAACAATGGACGCGCTTCGCGCCGTCCTACTCCCTTCTTCCTCTTCCCCATCATCGGCCTTGGTCTGCTTGGCGCCTCCGCGCTGCATGCCTCTTACAGCTGGGGTCCTGCTGAGGCTGGCTATCAGCTAGTCATGGAATACCGCAGCGAGGCCTACGTGCTCGACAGTGACCTGACGAAGGATGACTGCAACGAGGCTTTGCCGTTCGGTGATCAGCTCAAGCACGTGCACTTTGTCTGCGTGGCGGAGGGCTGAGCCATGGACGCCATCGCACTTCCCACCACAGTGGCCGATATCATCGACGAGTACGCCAGCAAGGACGCTGCTATCGAGCAGGCCATTGCCGACTTCGAGCAGGCCTATGACCGCCTCGGCATGTCTGCCACCGTGCAGGGCGTCTATGTCGAGAGCGTGGGCGGATCGAAGCCCTACCTTCACGCCGGTAGCCTGCGCGGCAACCTGCTCAAGTCCGCATGGCGTGCGGTCTACAACCGCCTGCAAATCGACAGCATCGCGCCCGTGAAGGACAAGAAGCTATTCGACCAGGCGCTGGCGTCGCCTCCGCCTCTCACCATGGAGACGGCCAAGGCGACCTTCGGTGATTACCTGACTAGGCCACGTTTCCATATCCTGCGTGGCTTGGCTGAGGTCTTCACCACCTTGGATCCAGCATACAAGTCGCACGGCAAGGTTCGCATCGGCGTCAAGGGTTTGCCCAAGCGCGTCATCCTCAACAGCTTCGGCGAGTATTCCAGCAACTACGGGCGCGAGAAGTTCAAGGACATGGCCAACGCTCTTGCGGCGGTGCGGGGCCAGCCCGGCTTTGAGTGGTCCGAGTGGAGCGCCATGGATTGCGCTTTTCGCCTCGGCGAAGACGCCATGCTTGATGGGCGGGAATACAGCCGCACCGATCGCTACGGGAAGACGGAGACGTTCAAGACCGCCGACCGTGGCCTGACCGTCCGCAAGTTCGCCAACGGCAACGCGCACGTCTTCTTCGACAAGTGGGCGCTTCTCGACATCAACAAGGCGCTGGCCGAGTTCTATGGCGAGGTGCTGCCGGACGCGGAAGAGGAGGACGTGAGGCCCAGCGCCAGCACGGCGGTTGCCAAGGATCTGCAGTTCTACTGGTCGCCGCCGGAGGTCATCGAGGCCGCGCTAGAATTCGCGCATGTTCCGAACCCGGCTCATTACAGCTCTAACCGCCATCAGTGCCCTGTCGTGCGGGTACTCGAACCCTCCTGCGGCGACGGTCGTATCCTCGATATGATTCGCGCGCGCGGCCATAAGTCGTTGGGCATCGAATACCACCCGAGCCGCGCAGACGAGGCGAAGGCCAAGGGCCATGCCGTCCTTGCTGCCAATTTCCTTGAGCATCCAGCCACGCCCGATTTCGACGCCGTCGTGATGAACCCGCCGTTCTATGGGCGGCACTATGCCCAACATGTAAGGCACGCTTACAAGTTCCTGAAGCCGGGCGGGACGCTCGTTGCTATCCTGCCAGCGACGGCGCGCTACGATCATGACGAACTGACGGGAGAATGGCGCGACCTGCCAGTGGCCAGCTTTGCGGCGGCGGGCACCAACGTGCCTACCACCATGCTGCGTCTTGTGAAGCCGAGGGCTTGAGCCATGGCAAACGCAGACACCATCGCGGGTTGTATCAACAGCCCCTTCCTTGATGCCCTATCGGCAGAGCGGTCGGACCGCCTGCTATTGGATTGTCATCGCAGGGACGGATACTGCCGTGTTCGGGGTAAGGCGGGCCACCTGCTCTTCATTCACCGAACCCCTTGTGCCGCAGCTTGGGCAGGCAAAGAAGCTCACTCCACCGGCGCAAAGCTCATCGTCGATGTCGAACTTGTGCCCGCACGAGCATTCCGCGGAAACGTGCATGTGATGGTGGTTCATAGGTCGTTCCCCCTCCAGAGAATCGGTTCCTCGTATTCGCCCCTTGGATCGAGGATGCGCGTTATCCACAGGGAGAGCAATGGGGGGCGAGGGGGCCGCCGTTCTTCTGCCTCGCGTACGCGACGAGTGGTGTGCCCGGGTATTGCCGCATGAGCAGTCTGTGTCAGCTCGCCGGCGACTGGGACGGCACCACGCCCACCGGAGGTCTTATGGTAGAGCGGAAGTGGGACGGGTGGCGCGCGCTCCGCTTCCGCGGCATCGACCGCAAGCCTCGACTCTGGTCCCGCAACGGCCAGCCGCTCAACGGTGCCGACCATATCGCGTACCAGCTCGACCTGTTCGAACGGGTCGCGGGCGTGCCGCTCTTCCTCGACGGCGAAGTTGTGGTCGACGAGACGCTGAACGCAACGAAGCACTGGTTCGAAAGCGGCTGGCGCAGGGGAGGGGGTAGGGGCCGCCTCTACCTTTTCGACGTGCTGACGGAGCAGGAGTGGCGCGCAGGCGGATCGGACAAGCCGCTACACGAGCGCAAGGCCTGGCTGCAGCAGCTGGCGGGCGCGGTACGGGATGATCCGGCGCTATCCTGGGACTGGCGGCCGGGAAGCCGGGGCGGCGACGATCCGGAAGCGGTGCAGGTCGTGGCCGACGAATGGGCCTTCACCGAATCGGACGTCGAGGACATGGTGCAGCGGGTGTGGGCCGATGGGGGAGAGGGGCTGATGCTCAAGGATCCCGAAGCCCCCTACCGGCGCAAACGCGGGCCAGCCTGGCTCAAGGTGAAGTTGGAAAACTGGTCCAAGTGGGCGATGCCCAGGCGGGCCGCATGATGATGCTTATCGCCTCGAATGAGGCACCCCACCGGGGGAAACCGAGGAACGCGACGACCGTGGAAATGCAGCAGAAGAGCATCAGGCAGCGGCGCGGGCCGACGATCAAGTTCACCGGCGCGTTGATTGCAAAGGCAGAATTTGAGATCCGTGGCGGCCGGGAGATGCGATTGGAGATCTGGGAGACGAAGGGCAGGGCGCTCATCCCGATCTCGATCACCGACGAGGAAACGCGCGCGGCGATCGTTGACCCCGGCGATGAGACCGAAATGCGCTGTGCCGTGATGGACTTCTTCGACTGGGACAGTCGTGCCCGGGAAATGGTAAAGGATCAGCTCAAATGGCGCCTTCACATCCACGTGCAGTAAAACCTGCGCTCGAGCGTATGGCGCGGGCACTCTGCACCGCTGACGGTCTACCGGAGAACACGCATTTCGAGGGCAAGCCGATGTGGGAGAACTTTATCCCCAGAGCCCGCGCCGCGTTGGAAGCAATCCGTACTCCAACGATGGCAATGGCGAAGGCTGGCGACAAGCTCCTGTCAGATGACCGGGGCCATTCGTTAAGCGCGTTGGATCTGGCCGACGCTTGGGAACTGATGGTCGACGCGGCACTGCAGGGAAACTGACTGAACAGGCAATAAAGCGGCGATGACGGAGCCAAGCGCGATCGCACTATGCCCCCTGAGAACTACCAATGTCATCTGGGCCGCGTTGGTCCATCATGGTGTCGCTGGGCGCGAAGGGGGCGCCCATCATGTCGGTAGCTGTCGGCCACGGGCAGTCTTCGGCGGTAAGCGGGCGCGACGGTAAGAGATTGCCGCCGCGCCCGCCCCGGCGGCCACCCCATGGCGCCGAGCTGCAACCGAATGATGTTCTTCGATTCATCGAAGAAGAGGAGCCTACGTGCAGAAGTGCATAGTCACCGCGACCCATCCCGCGTCTAGCGCGCATCGGACGCGGCGACTTGCAGGGGATCGTCGCGGCCGATCACTTCCTTCAACAGCATTCTTGTTGTCGTGTCTTGAGGCAGCCCGGCAGGACCTCTAAGGCCCGGGCAGCAGGTGAAAGCGTCGCCCGTGCTTTCCGATGCAGCCCCCGTTGTGCAACCTGGGGTCTAGCAGTCCTCAACGGGCAATGAGAATGCTTCTCATCTGGAACTGGCGCAAAACAATTCTGTTCAAGATTCCGATCCAGTTCAGGAGAGGTACCATGGCAGAAGTTCGTGAAGACGCTTACGGAAATCGAGTAGTCGTAGAGAAGCGCAGTAATGCTGGCCGTACGATCGCGATTATCGCGCTGATAGTGCTGGCAATTGTCGCCCTCTTGTTCGCAACCGGTTTTTGGAAGGCTGACGTGTCCGGCGGCGATCTGCCGGAGGTGAGCGTGAAGGGTGGAGACCTGCCGAAGGTCGATGTCGATTCCAAGGAAGTCGTGGTCGGCACTAAGAAGACCGAAGTCGACGTTCCCACCGTTGGCGTCAAGGACAACGGCGAAGACTAAGCTCGAAAGTTTCTAAGGTCAGGCCCTCAGCATGCGCTGGGGGCATTTTCATTTGTCCTGCCGACGCGTTGCTTGTGATCAGATCAGCGACCTGATTTGCAACTCCATCGCCATCGTCCGAGGCTTCGCACTGCCGCGCGCGAACGGCGCGCGCCCTAGGAAGCCGAGATAGGTCCGGTTCTGCCGCCACGGCGTCTCCCCCGGATCGAAGCAGCAGTAGAGCGGCAGCGATGTTCCCAGCCTGTAGGTCAGAGGCGCGAAGGTTTCCTCGTACTCGGCCTCGCCCAGCCAGGACAACGTGAACAGCAGCGTGCGCAGCGTGACGCCGAGGGTGGTGCTGGGCACTCCGAAGCGGTTGATGTCGACCCCGCCCAGCGGTTCGATCCCGCGCTCGAAATCCCGATCGTAGAAGCGGGCCGGCTCAATGGCCTCGCCCATGACGATGCCACCCGCCTCGAACGCGCCGGTGTGGCCCTCGACATCGATCCGCCAGAAAAGCGTGCTGACCGGCGCGGCCAGGCGGAGGAAGCTATGATAGAGGCCGTCATCGCGCGTAATCGCTGGTGAGATGAAGGGTAGGGCACCACTGTCATACGGGGCCGCGCCGTCGACCTCTGCCTGGGTCGCCCCCAGCCGCAGCCGATACGTAGTCCCGGGCTGGGCGTTGGCCGAGATGATGGCTAGGAAGTCGATCGCCTTCTCCTCCTCAAACATACCGCGCGCCCAGATTGCGCCGGTGCCCGAGCTGCGCCAGGTCAGCCCCATCGTCTCGAGACGGCCGAGCGCGGAGGCGGCATGCCCCGCCTGTGCCGAGCTGACCGCCACGGTGCCCAGCGGAACCGGGTCTACGAATATGGGCTTCTTGATCTCGGCCATGCCTTACCCCCAGACCTTTGCTGTGGCGACGTTCGCTTCGGTGTCCACGACCACATCGGTGATGATATAGCGCCCATCGATGCCGCGCTCGGGATCAATCAGGCGTGCGGTGACGATCTCCTCGCTGTCGAGCAGGTCCAGCGCCGTATCGACGTCGAGGATGGCCATGCTGAACCGTCGGCGGTCGGGGGAGAGCAGGTCTTGGCGCTGATCGGCACGTTCCTGCGCATCCAGGACCGTAGCAAAGTAGGATTCAAGCGGATCCGCGGTCTCGCGGGCGAGGTTGCCGTGACGCGCGGTGACGGCAAGCGTTTCGGTCACGGCACGGCGATAGGGCTCGATCACGAACCCGATCCGGGCGGGGGTGGCGGTCATGATTTGCTGTCCCAAAGTTAGATTGCTGCAGTGCAGTATTACAATTCTGTAATTGCACGATCTGGTGTAAGGAGGGTGCTGCGCCGATCTCGGAAGATGACGGCACGGAGGTCGCAGATGGTAAATTTGTTAGTTCGCACGGTCTGCTTCCTGGGGAAGCATTCGCCGGATAGAACTCGCGTAAAGTGGGACGGCCTGCGATACGCAACGACCTGCGAAAGCTGCGGGTGTTCGATGTACCGTGTCCGAAAAGGCGTGTGGCGTAAGGGCTAGGAGTTATGGGCTGGGCGTGTCGGAGCCAGCCCTGCGTGAGCTAAATGCTGCAACTGGCGCTTACCCACTTTTGATCAAGAAGGTTTGTTATCAGGTCCCGCCCCGGAGCTTTGATGACGTTGGACGCGCTAATCAGAACGCTGCATTCGAATGTTACGACGAAAAGGATTCAGTTATCCAGCCTCGATTCACTCAATGCCAACGTAAATATGTGAAAGCGAATCCCGTTCGGCCAAGGGGCAGAAAACACATTTAGCCAGGAGGGCGCAGTGGTTCCTAGACGTCTTCTTTGCGTATTAAATCGACATGTGCCTCGGCCATCTCTGGATTGGGATGGCGTGAGATATTGCATCCGCTGCCGGCACTGCGGTAGCCGCATCAAGCGCGTCAGCCGCGGCAAATGGCGTCGGATGACGCTCGACGAATTGAGGTTTGGGCATGCTGGTGGCGATGAACCGTCACGCCCAAGCAAGTTCGACTAATAGCTTAATGCCGCTTGAGGTTGCCTAATGGGCCGGGCAGCATTTGCACCAAGTACTTGCAGCATAGACCGCCCGGAGCTCATTTGCCGCAATCGGCCTTCGGCAACCCGCTTCGCTTGTAGAAGCGGCACAACCGCATTCCCGCGGCATGCAGTCGGTCGCCCCAGCCTTCCAATGAGCTGTTGTACCGATCGTTTGCTATCGGATCCGTCAGGGTCTCCGGGCCAGGTCTCGGTTTTGCTTCCGTGATCGCTGCGATGTCCTTCGAATCTGGATAGCCGCTGCCTGTTTGACACATCGCACCAGGCAGACACAGCATGATGGCCGCGAGGCCGGCAATTATCTTCACTTTACTGCTCCCGATAGGATTAGGTGTTCGCGCGGCCGATGCGGCCTATAGCTCCGGCGCGCGCCTGGGGTTATGCGTGCCGGCCAGTTGAATACGTGTGACCGGGGAAAACGATGACCACTGCCGATACGCCCTTGGGCGGAGCAAGCGCCAAGCCTGCTGCCGTGATGCAAGAGCCAGCGAAGAAGCCGCGCACTCGTCTGCTGCATCTGGATGCGAGCAAGGGGATGCTGATCATCCTGGTACTGTTTGGCCACTCCATACAGTATTTCTCTTACTCGAGCAGCGGGCAGTTCTGGGCCGACCCGGTATTCAAGCTCATCTACATGTTCCACATGCCTTTGTTTGCGGCCTATAGCGGGTACTTCTCTCCCGGTCGCCCGGTGGGCCAGAATGACGTCAGAAACCGATTGTTCTCGCTGATCTTGCCCATGATCGTTTGGGTCCTGATCGCCTATGTGATCCATGCCGCGATCACCGCAGACCTGAGCCGGGCGCCAGTAAACATCGCAAAGGGGGTTATAGGTCGCTACTGGTTCATCTGGGCGATCTTCTTCTCGCTAGCGGCCTGTTGGCTGTGCGAGAGCATACTGCGCCGGCCGCGGCTCGGCTACGCGGCGATATTCCTGATGCTGTTGTTGCAGGGCACTGGGTCGGACAGCATCGCCAAGTTTGGCTTCATCTTCCCCTACTTCGTGGCCGGACGCCTGTTTCGAACGCAGCCCGGCCTTGCGGCATTCGCCAGTGCCAACAGGGCAGTGATCTTCGCGGTGGGGGCGGTGGGCACGGCCTTCGCCTATCGATACTGGACGTTCGACACCTACATCTACAACAACCACCTGCAGACGGTGGCCCTGCCTGGCGCGATCGGCCTGATGCTTGCGGGATCGGCATGCGCCACTGCCTGCTCCGCCATCGGCATCGACTGGATCGCCCGGCTCGTGGTGAACACCTCGCCCGGGCGGGTGCTCCAACGGATCGGCGTGGTCACAATGGAGATCTACCTGGTGCAGAGCATCTTTTTCGCCGAAGCACCTAGATTGACCAAATCGTTTCTGGGGCAGGATGCAGCGGCGCTGGGCGCACGACTGGCGGTGGCGGTTGCCGCATGCATAGTGTGCTTGAGCTTGATTATGGCCGTGATTGCCCTCACCCGGCGGTCCCCGGCTGTAGGTAAGGCACTGTGGGGACGCTGATGAGCGAGGTCGCCCTTCCAACACCTACATGGTCCGGGCCATAGGCGCGCACACTCGCTGGTACTCGGACATCTTAGCCAGTTCGGCAGAGCTATAGGCTTGGCGCAGCCTCTGGCAGTTGAGCGCGATTGTGGTCGGCGGGAGCGTGGCGCGCTGCTTAGGCTGCTTCGCCTGCTCCGACGCCGCCGCTTTGGCTATCTCCTCCTCGCGCGTTTGGCTGGCGATCATCTCGTGGATGGCGTCGTCGGCGCGCTCCTCGGCGCTGCGCCCGCGCGCGTCGGCCGTCGCGACCTGCTGCTTCACCTGCTCGGCCTGGACCGCGTTTGCGCGCTCGTTATCGAGCCAAGTATTCCAAGCCCATCGCCCGGCGCTAAGAAGGGTGCCCACGACTAGGATCACCGCGACGCCCAGCAGGGCATATGCTACAGCCTTGCGGAATCGCTCCTGCACCAATCGACCCGCAAGCGTGAGGAAGAATGCTTCGATCATGGCTTGCCCTCCACCGGCACAGGGTTGTCGGCATGGTTCACAACCTCGACAGGCTGCGGCGTGCTGGCGGGGGCCGACTGCGAGAGCTGATCGGTAAGCTTCTCCCGCTCCCTGCCGCCCGACAGCGACACCAGCGCTGCGAGGACGTCGGAGAGCTTCACCACGGCGCCGCCAATGATCGCGCCAAACACCGACTCGGCGTAATCCGGCATCGGCTCATGCAGGGCCAACGCCGCGATGATGCTCAGAATGATCAGGATGATGCCCCCGCCGATCAGCTTGAGGACGTTGCGGTCGCCGTCCCTGTCGCACCTGCTGCTCATGCCGTCAGGCCAGCTGGTAATGGGGGCCATCAAGGAAGTCCGGGCCGGGGTGGCGTTTCTTGTACGCCTCGACTTCGGCCTTCAGCTCCGCGGCCCCACCGCCGTATTGATCCATTCGCCGATCCCAGACGGCGCCCCAGATCACTTTGACGCCCAGCTCTTCGCTCGCCTGATCGACGGCCTGAGCGATTGCCCAGATCAGTGGCCACTCCCAGCGAGGCTGGCCGTTGATCCACGGCACCAGGTCTACGGCGTGGCCGTAGCCGTCAGGCTGCTTCAGGTGCTTCGAGTTCATGGTCTTCGAGACGCCGCGCTTCACATAAAGGCGCTGCGTTTCGGTGGACCGCAGGCCTTCTTGGACCGTGAAGTCCTGCGAGGTGAGGGCGATTGCGCGCTTCACTACGGAGACGAGCTTCGGGCGCACGCCAGCGAGCTGCGCCAGCGAGCGCTGGCCCAGGATATAGGTCATGAGTATTCCTTTCAGTAAGTGCGGCTTTCAGACCGCTTGGGTTTGGCGCGATCGGATCTCAGGACCCGCCGCCCTCCGACTGGTGGTACCGCTCTAGCCGCGTGATACGGCGGTCGAAGTCGGTGAAGCGGCTGTCGAGGACTTCACTCTGCGCCTTCTGTCGCTCGTCCATGCGGGCAAGCGTCTCCTTCATTTCGGTCACCGACGACGCCACCCAGGCAAGAGCTCCGGTGATGAGGAACGCGATCACGCCTGCGACAATTCCCGCGACCCACTTCAACACTGGGCTCTTCATCTCGTCGTCAGGCTCCGGGACTGCGCCATTGAGCCGGGCGACGGCGCGCTCGAGTTGAGCGATTTGCGGGGCTACCTCGCCCAGCGCTATGGTTGCGGCCTGCTGAGCGAGCAGCTTGGCTTGCTCCATGTGCGCGAGGTCAGACATGAGCAAAGCGCCAGATGTCAGCCCAGTATTCTGCGATGGCGGGGGTCATATCGGCTCGGTCCGGTGGGTGACACGAAGCGCAGACACTGCGGCCTTATTGATGGTTCCCGCCATCAAAGCCCGTACTTCGCTCGAGCAAGGGCCAGTAGAGCATTGCGCGCGTCAGCATTCGCGGGAAGCCCGAGAGCTTTGTTGAAAATTATGACGTTGCCAATCCTGCCCTGGAATGGCCTCACCGTATCGAGATTCCCTATCCTCCAAAGCCCGCCATTTGCGGGAGTGGCGGAAGCAGTAAGACTGCCGATGCCGGTGCCTTGCGCGTTGTGAAGACTGACAGCCTTGGTCGCGTCGTTGTATGACAGCAGCGATAGAAATGTGCCGGCGCCCACGGTGTATGCGCCTGCGGTTCCAGCGACCGAAAACTGGAAGTTATTGCCGTTGGTCAGCATGAAAAACGCAGCTTGGTTTGCTCCCACGAAGGCCTTGTTGCCAGCCACCGAGAGATCTGCGGCCGTCTGATGGATGACTGAGAGCACCGAGAAACTTGTCTCCGTTTTCGCGAAGTCAGCAACGATGCCGGAATTGCCGGCGACCGTGAACTGAGCCATCGCAGGAGCGGTCATCGGCACATTGCTGGCGGAGGCCGTCGCACTTGCGGAAAGCGTGTATGTCCCTGTTCCCCCGGTACCAGTGCCGAGAGCAGCAATGTACGAACCTGCCGCTAGGCCGGGTGCTACCACCGGCTGACCTACCGCGAGGTTCCCGTTGGTCACGGCAGTCACGGTCAGCGTCGTGGAACCACTTGCGATCGTCGCATTGAATGCGCCGTCCCCACCGGTAATCGCCGCGACCGAGGAGGCAGTCATTTTCCCGGTCGTCTCAAGATCGTTGGCGACACCATCGACCAGATAGGCCGGGTCAAAAATGTGGGTCAATCCGAGGGTCGTAGCCATGGCAGCTAAGCTGGTGTTGAAGGCATCGACAGGGAACTTGGTCAGTCCATTGACCGTCGGGTAGCTGAACTCCGACATCTTGATAATGCGGCCTGGCATGTCTGATTCCTCTTCGTTCAGGATACTGCGACTTCGCTGTGAACCATCCATTTCCACATGCGGGAGCCATTGGCGTAAGTGTCTGCGGAGCTGTCGTGGATGCAGGTGCGGGGGCCGGTCGTCGGACCACCGCCACTGCCTGACGGAGCCCTGAGACCAAACTCCGCGAAACCCGGGGCGGGGGAAGCGATGGTGAACTGGACAGTGCTGCCGGACACAGTCACACCAGAAACGGCGATCGGATTTCCAGAAGTGTCGCGGTAGCTGATGCCGTAATTCCCGGGGTCCGATACGACAGTGGTGTCGATGACAAGATCTCCGACGCCTCCTGCGGTGGCGACAGTGACAACGGTGCCTGAGCGAGAAGCCGATGCTGGGTAGAGCGGCAGGAATGCACCATCCCAAGTTCCGCCATTTGCGATCGCCACCAGCGCTCGACCAATCTCCTCTCCGTGCTGGGCGTAACCCGCGCCGGTCAGGTGTCGAATGTCAGAATAGGGCAGGTGATACTTCGGGCCTGCAAGGAAGAAGAGCGCCGGGAACTCAAGGGCCACCTGCAACTGCGCGAGCGGCACTCCGGTGGTGGCGTCCGCGTAGCTCGTCCAACTTGATACTTGGCTGATAACCATCGGCAAAATGAGTGTCGGCTCATTTCGGATGGCGCGAGCATCCGTTTGGTAGTCATTTTGCCAGGTAATGAGCCACGCGCGGTAGGTTGCCTTGCTGGCTGTCCTGTCCGTTTCTCCATGAACGCAAACCGTGGCTCGGAGCTTGACAGGAACTCGGGCCAAGACCCCAAGGAATTGGGCCTGCATTATGCCGCGAAGGCTTCGATTGTATGGTGCAGTGTCTTTTTTCAGGGAGCCGTAAGCTGCGCCGCCGATGGCGAAAGACGACATGAGCGCGGCCTTGGTGGCGCCAAGAGCAAGGCGCAAACGGTTCCCGGCCCGAGGCCAGAGGCCGCGATCCTGTCCGCCAGACTGCAGTTGAACCATCGGGCCGAACGCGGTGCTGGTCGCGCTCGCGCTATTTGAGATGGCGTTCACTCCGCTGGCGAACATCATCAGATGGCTTGTCGTGTCGATTATCCCGTCCGGATCGGGCGTGCCGCCGTTTTCTCCACGTCCGAGCGACTGGCCTATGCCCAAGATGTGGCTGATCTCCACCACTCCTGACGCCACCGGAGCCGGTGCGAGAGGGAGTTCGACCGTCTGGATGGACGATACGCCAGCCAACGTCTTCGCCCAGCGAACGAGGGTTCCCGCGGCGTTCAGCTGGGTTCCTGCGTTATCGCCTTCATTATACGAGAGCCTCGCGATGCCCGCAGTGCTTGTGAGGGCTGCGTCCCGTGTGGGGTATGCGCCAATATCATGCGCGATAAATGGAGGAACGGCTGAGGGCTGCGAAGATGCGGCGCCCAAGATCGTGCCGTATCCATTCTGGTCCGTTATCGCTGCACCAGAGCCAAACGTGAAGGCCGGTGCATAGCTTAGTCCGGCTCCGGCTGCTGGTCCACCGCCGGGGGGGGACACGAGGAACCCCAACCCATTCCGGTCTACGACGGCCAGCCCGCCGCCGAACGTGAACGCGGGTGCTCTAGCTTCAATAACAAGGGCTTTTGTGTCCGCAGCTGCGTTCGTGGCAATGGTAGCAGCCGCTTGTGCCTGACCCACAAGCGGACCAACTACAGCCGCCGCCTCAGATCCGGCGTTTTCGCCCGCCTCGCGCGCCTGATCGCGATACTGGCGGGCTAATGCGACATCAACGTTCTCGTAGATCGTCGGTGGATTCCTCCGCCCGTCTATGATGACCACGCCCATCAGTCGCCGATCCCCGGGTGGAGGGTAAAGGTCCCGAAGCAGACGGCGCGTTGCGGCGCGCTGACGGGCGTCATCAGCAGGTCGTAGTAAAGCTCGAGCGGAGCCGTCACGTCAGCGCCCCACGCCAAGCCCTCGAAGGTCGCTTCATTGATCTGGGGGCGGATGATCGTCGCGCTTCCGACCTCACCGGTGACGGGGTGGGTGAACGGGTTCTCGAACGTCGCGGACACACCCTCGGCGCCGGCGGCAGCATTGGTGAGCGTCTTGAGCGCGGCGCTACCCGGCGCGGCGGCAAGCGTCAGCACGAATGCGGTGCCGCTATAGTCGGGGCCGAAAAGGATGACGTCGGCGTCGCCCACGGCACCGCCCCACTGTACGTGCCTGCTGTAATGATCGATCGGGTAGTTGAACGCTGCCATGGTCGCCCCTTCAGACGGTCTGGTTCCAGTTGATCGACGAGAACGCGGCTTGCTTCGCCGCCGGCGTCGTCGCCGCCTTGATTGTCTGCACGGCCTTCCATTCGATCGCGGAGAGCCGTGCCAGCTCCGCATCGGACGCAGCCTTGCTGGCCCGGTAGCGGGCGAGGACAGCCGAGAGCGTCTCGCCTGTGATCGTCCGTTCGGCGTGGGCCATCGGGTACTGTGCCGCTGCGTTCGTGACGCTCAGGGCGTTGAGCACGGCGGCGGTCAGGGTGGCGGAAGCTGCGGCTTCCTTGCCCTTCTGCACGTACTCCTGGGCTTTGGCGTTGCCGGCCGAGAAGGTCTGCATCTTGCGCCGTTCCGCTTCTCGCTTCACCGATCCGGCCAGCCGGGTATCTATGATGGTGAGGTCGACCCCAATTGTCAGGGACGTCCAGTTCACCAAGGCGGTCGCAGGGTCGAAATCGTCGGCGACCTCGACCACCTTGCAGCCTGTGACGTCGGTGTGCGTCAGCACTTCTGCGCTGACCACCTGCAGGGTGCGCAGATCTGGCCGCAGGATCAGCTTCCTCATGCCGCGCCCGCCCACTGGGCCGCCATCTGACCTTCGAACCCGAAGAAGGTGGCCCCGACTCGACGCATCATTAGGCGAACGGCCACTGCCTGCGATGTCGTCAATCCCAGCGCGGACCCGGAGCTGCCGGCGCTGCCCTCGTACGACCCAGTGTCGGCACCACCGACTGCGGCTTCGGCGGTGAACGTCCCTGGCAAAGTGACCCAGCTGCTGCCGCCGCTCAGACTGACCTCGAAGTAGCCGTCGACACTCAGGCTACCGCCGCCGGACTTGGAAAACGATCCGTTAGCGTCGGCGGTGACCTGGCCGTTGGGGCCCATCTGCAGTGTGACGCGTGCGACCTCTCCGAAGGTTGTAGCGCCGGGCGTGACGATGCCGGCGCGACCGGTCACGAACGGAGCCCCGTCCTTGGCTTTGGTGTACGGTACCCGCAGCACCGTTCCAGCACCGCCGAAGCTGAACTGGATCTCGACCCACCCCGTATCTGCCGACATGCCTGATACGGTGAAGACGCCGCCGCCTGTATGCGTCACGCCGGTGAGGCCGGACGAGGTCACCGCCCCCAAGGCGTCTAGGGTCACATCTACCTCGCCCAGGAAGCACTTCACGGTGAAGCCCGGCACGCCGTTCTTCGGCGTGCCGTTGTAGGTCGAGGCCACAGTCACGGCGGCGGGCAGGGCGGAGGCGTTCATGGCCGACTGCCCGGCGATAGCCTTGGCGATGGAGTAGACGCGATCGAAGGTGATCGTGTCCTTGGTGGCGCGCAAGGTCGCGGTTCCGGTGTTCGCCGACATGCCGGTCACCTCGTAGACGCCGGTCGCGGGATCGATACTGACGTCGACCCCGGTCTCGCTTTCGACGGAGAAGGTGAAGCCCGAGACGGGCGCACCGTCCGCGCCGGTTACACGGTAGACGCCCCCGGCACCGGCGAAGCTGGGCACGGTCCCGTCCGAGGTGGCCGCAACGGTGTGGCTTTCGTTCGACAGCTGGGCGTAGTAGCTGGCGGCGATGGGGCCGCTCATGAAGGCCCACACCGCCGGGTTCGTGCCCGGGGTCACGCCTGCCTGCGGATTGGTCGAGACGTATTCCCACTTCGAGCCGTCGGGCATCGAGACGATGTTGCCCTCGCGGTAGGTCGTCGCCGGATCGTAGGCCCCGCGGTCGATCAGCTCGGCGGAGGTTGCGATCTCGTCGAAGCTGTGGACGCGCCAGGAGCGCGCCGCCGCCATGACCGTCTTCTTGTACGGGACGCTCACCGCCTCTTCGGTTGCGGCACCGCACAGCGGCTCGCGGCGGCCACCGGTGTGGAGGACAAGGGCAACGTCCTGCGCGATGGCGGTCCGCATCGGCAGCAGCACGCCCGTGTTCGAAATCACGACCTGCCAGTTGCAGGGCAGGATGAGCCGGCGTGCCGCTTCAAGGAAGCTGACCTGTTCGGTGACCATGACGTCGCTGGCCGTCGCGCCCTCTGCGTCGAGGGCATCCAGCCGGGTACGCGACACCAGCGCAGAATCTACGCCGCACAGTTTCGCCAGGAGCTTGACGATCGCCCCGGCGCCGACCGGGGCCGCTGTACCGACGACATGGCCGCGGATGTCGCCGGTGATGACGCCCGCCGCCGGCGCGCCGAGGCGGATCAGACCCTGCGCCAAGCAGGTCGCCCAGTGGCCGGGCGCGATGGTGGCAGCGACCAGCGCGGCATAGTTGGGGTAGTCGGCACTGGCGGCCGGGAAAGCGCTGGCCCGCTCGAACAGCGTCTCGACCGCCTCGATAGGGCCATACGCGCTAAACTGGTAGACCGAGTCGACGGCGTTGATCAGGACGGGTTCGACATTGCGCGGGCGGCCCAGCGCAAGCGGCTTGACCTTGTCCTTCAGATCGGCGCCGCCCTCAATGCCGGTGGTACCTGCATAGGTGGCGCCAAGGACGTCAACGTCGAACGGCTCGGTGTCGATCGACGCCGTGATCTTCATCGCCGGGTACTCGGTCCCGGCGTAGCTCGTCACCCGCCCCTTGAAGCGCGTCTTCCATGGCGCCGGGGCACCGACCCGCCCCACGGCAACTTCGACAAGGGCGCCCTGCCAGACCGCGTTGATAACGGCAGGATGGGCCTTGCGCGCCTGTTCGAGGTCGAAGGTGAAGTCTGCCTTGCCTGCCTCGGTGCCTTGCTCGAAGTCCCCGTTCCAGAACTGCATGCCGATCGCGGGTGCCTGCGTGATGCAAGGCTCCCAAGCCGTGCCGCCCAGAGCTGTGACACGGCGGTCGGCGACCGAGCACAGGTTTATCGTGGCGCGTCTGTCCGATCCGCTCAGGAGCGGGCGCAGGGTCACCAAGCAGGCGAGCATCAGTAGGAACCGGGGAAGAAGAGGCGCTGGAAGGCGGTGCTGGAACCCTTCGAGCCGGTCGACGCGATCTGTCCGAGCAACGAGATGATCGTCCCTTGATTGTCGTTGAGCGCCGTGAACTGGGATTGCAGCATGTCGGTTTGGCTCTGGATGGACTTGTTCACGGCCCCGGTGTTGTCGAACGGGCTGTCGCGGTTCTCATTGATGCTGACCACGCTCGTTTCAGCATCGATTCGGGTTTTCGTGAGATCGATCACCTGGTTGAGGCGGTCGAAGTATTCCTGCTGTGAGCCGTACAGATCGCGCTCGATCCCAAGGAGGGTCTGCGCGGCATTGGTGTAGTCGTCATAGGCGGTGGAATCACCAGCCTTCACCCGCGCCGAGAGGGCGTCATACTCGGTCAGCGCCGCAGTACGGCGATCGCGCAGCGACAGGCCGTTGTCGCCGGTGGTGAGATCGGACAGGAGCGACTTGAGCGACCCTACCAGCGTTTCCGTCTGCTCCTTGATGATCTCGTTGCGCTTGAGGCCGTACAGTTCTTCGAGCTGCGCCATTTCCTCCGCCGACGCGCTGCCCGCCTTGCCGAGGTCGATGAGCTTCTCGAACTCCTTGTCGAGATCGTCGAGCGCTGCGCCGAGCGGGTCTTTGTATCTCTTCAGCTCCTTGAACGCGCTCTCCCAGTCGAGAGCATCCTGAAGGGCGGCGTCGAGGTCGTCGCCCGCTTGGAGAAGGCGCTGGGTCGATGCGCGAATGCCCGTGATGACGCCGCGGTCGATGGCGTACTCCATCGCCGCACGGATTGCTTCTTCCTGGCTGTCGTAGGTCTGGCGGCCCGCCTTGTTGCCCGGCGTCGGATCGAAGGTGTACTTGTCCTTCCGCATCCCCAGCGAACCGAGATTGAGCCGGGTGTTGAGGCCGCCTCCCAGCTGGTCCGCTATCGCGTCGAGCGCGGTACCCAAACCGTCGGCGGCTTTGCCCGCGGCGTCGCGGCGCGATCCAGAGTTCCCCACGAGCGAATAGGACGCATCACCTCCTGCGCTCAGGTAGATGTTGTCGGCATAGCCTTTCTTGGTCTTTTTGAAGAGGCCGCCCAGAATACCGCCGGCTATGGAGCCGATGATCTCCCCGCCGGGGATGGGGATGAAGCTGCCGATGGCGCCGCCGATCTGCGCGCCGGTCGTGCTGGTCTTCAGGCCCAGAGACTTCATGATGCCGGAAGCCATGGTCCCGGTGGAGGCGCCCTTCATGGCTCCGCCCAGTGCAGCCGAGACGCCGCCCGATGCACCGCCGAATATGTCGGTCCCGTCGACAATGCCTTTCAGGCCACCGAGAATACCGCCGGTGGTCCCACCTGTCAGCTTCCCTGCGATCACGCCCTGCAACACGCCCCCAAGCATTGATCCAAGCTTGGTGCCGAGCAGATCCTTCATCACTTCCGTGATGGGGGCGGCGGTTGCTCCGCCGATCTCATAAGCCAGATCCATGACAGACCTGCGCGAGATTTCAGTCGGCTTGCGGGCAGTGACGATGATGTCGCCACCTTCGGTTCCGGCGGCCGACATCGCTCCCGGGGGGTTGAGGCCACCGTGCCAGCCTACGGACTGCCCAGAGAAGAGCGAGGCAACAGCGCGCTGAAACGCCGGATCAGCAGAGCTGGTCGTGACTAGGCCGTTGTCGTTGGTCGCTGTGATGCCGCCCGAGAACTTCTTCACCGCTTCGGTGGCTACGCTCAACTCATCCGCGAATCGCTTGCTTTCGCGTCCAAGCGGCGACTGGCCGCGCAGCTCGTCCTCGATCTGCTGGAACATGTCGCCGAACAGGCCGTCGAACAGGCGCTTGCCTTGCAGGTCCTTCAGGCTTTGCCCGACGTCCTTGAAGAAGTTCGAAGAGCGACCGGAGAGGAGGGCTGTCAGGCTGTCACGCGCTTGGTCGAGCACGTCGAGCTGGGCTTCGAAAAGCGCGCGCTGACGTTCCAGTTCGCGGGTCCGGCGCTGTTCCTCTTGAACGACGGCCCGGACCGCATCCTTCTGATCGTTGGTGAGGTCGCCGATCTGATCCTCGAGGCGGAAGATCTCCTGCAGAGCCGCCGCCTCGTCCTGCCGCCCAGTGGCAAGCGCTGACTGGATCTGCAAGCGACGCTGCGAATCCTCGGTCATGCGCTTGAACGGAATGACCAGAGCCTGCTCGACGGTGTCCTTCGCCGCGCGCGCATCCTCAATCATCTGCTTGAAGCCGGGGGGCTGACGCTTCTCGAGGTCGGCTATGACGTCGTCGAGCTGGCGCGTGGCCTGATCAGCTTGTGAGATCAGGCGCGGCTGCTCACCGAACCGCTCGTTGATCCGGGCGATGCTCTCGGCGCTGCGCTGGCCGAACTGCTCGAGCTGCTCCTGCGCACGCGCCAGCTGCTCTGCTTCGCGCACCGCCTTGTCCGCGCCCTTGGTGCTCCACTCGATGTGGAAGTGGCCGTCTTCCTTGAGCAGCTTGGTCAAGCGAACGCCGGCGTCGGCGTAGGCCTTCTTGATCAAGGCCTCCGAAACACCGTTGCCGAAGGCGATGTCGAGGGCATTGCCGCGCTCGTGTGCGCTGGTGCCCGGCACGGCGACAGGGTTCGTCGGCGTGCGGACGGTGTCGTAGAGACGCTGTTGCTCGGCACGGCTGCGCAGGCCGCTGGTCACGCGGAAGCCGGCGGTTGCGGCGATCGACTTCGCAGCGTCGAGGTTGATCTCGCGCCCGAACTGCTTTGTGACCTGATCCCCTTGGCGCTTCGCTTCCTGCGCAGCTTTGATCGCGGCGTCGCGGGTTTCCCGAAGTTCCGTAAGCCGCTTGCGATACTGCTGTTCGCTAAGAGAGCCGGAACCCAGCGGGTCGTCATCGAGATCAAGCTTGAGCGACTGCTCGCGCTGCCTGTTGAGGTCAGCCACGGCATTATTGTACGCGATGGTCGCAGCAGCTCCGGCGTCCATCGCTGCAGTGACCCTCTGCTGAGACAAGGCAATGTCGGCATTCGATGCCGCTTGGCGAGCGCTTTCGAGCGCACGTCTGTCGGCGGCGTCGTCTGTCTGAAGTTGCTTTAGGCGGTTCGCCTTCCAGAAATCGCCGGCATCCAGCGTGAGAGATTCGGTGATGGTGCGCGTCGAAGCATCGGCGCGCAGTTTGTCCATCTCCTTGCGCCGTTCCGCGATCCGAGCTTCGATCTTGGCTACTGCGTCGTTTGCGGTTGCTGCTTGCTGATTGAGGTAACTTCCCTGCTCCGCGATGGCGGATTTGGTGGCATCAGCCAGCTGCTGCATCGCATCGGCGGTGCTCTTGGCGCTCATGCCGAGCACATCGATGCTGCGCGAGAAGTCGTAGGTCTTGGTCGTGGCCTCTTCGGCCTTGTCCCCTGCGTTGAGGAACTCGTAGGCCAGAGTGCCCAGCGCGCCGACAGCGAGGCCGACCGCCAAGCCCCACGGGCCAGACAGGAACGTGGCGAAACGTCCGATCCGGTCGTAGGTCTTGTTCGTGCTGCCTTCCAGACCGGACAGGGCAAACGCCAGCTGGGGCAGCTGCTGCGCCGCCGCGACAGCCGCGCTCTGGCCCGAGTAGACCTGAATGGCGAAGTCCTGCATCTGCTGACCGCTCTGCAGCATCGCCTGGTTGAAGCGTCGGCTCGATACGGTGGTCAGCTGGTGCGCTTCGTTGAGCCGAAACAGGGCTTGATAGCCCTCGCTCAGGTTCTGGCGCGCGAATTCCTGAGCCTGCCCATATTCACGGGCCCCGATAGCGCCCTGCTGGAACAGCCGCTCGGCGCGATCCATCTCAGCGTCGAACCGCTGCTGCACTGCCAGCGCCGGGTCCATGGCTAGCCGGAGGGAATTCGCTTCCTGCGCCAGCGCTTCCTGTGCCCGTTCCGCTTCGATGAAGGCCTGTGCGCTGTCCCGCGCGCTCTTCGTGGTATGGTCAAAGGCGAGGGCGGTGTTCGCGTGGGTGGCCTGAAGGAGGCGGTTGCTCTCCACCAGCCCAAGCTCGGCGCGGCGGAGTTCGTCCAGAGCTTCGCGCTCTGCCAGTGCGGAGTAGCCGGCGCCGCCGCTGGTCGCGCTACGGTCGTAGCCGAAGGAGGATGCATAGCCGCTCTGGACCGACCGTGCCGTGACCTCTTGCTGAGCAGCGCGGGCGGCTTCGGCGTACTGCTCGCGCTGGGAATGCGCCAGTCGGCCCGTTGCGCTGGCGGCGGCGTCCAGCGCGCCCTGCAGCCGAGTGTAAGTTGTGATCTGGGCGTCAGCGACAGACAATGCCCGAGTGGCCTCGTCCCGCTGCGTTGCAAGCGCCTTGAGGTATTCGCGGGTGCGGACAGAAGTGTCTTCGGTCTCTCGTGCGAGCTTTGTCGCGACGCTGGCCACTTCGTCTAAGGCATCGCGGTAGAGACGGATGTCGGCCGCCTGCTGGCGCATGTCACCCAAGCCGAGGTCTAGCTTGCCCGCCTGCGAACCGATCCGGCCGAGTGATCCAGTGACGGAGGTTTCGACTTCGCTGAACGCATTCTTGAGGCGGCGTTGCGCCATCTCGCTGGCATGGGCGACACGACTTTCGAACTTGTCGAAAACACCGTTCTCTTCATAGCGCAGCGCGATGTAGGCGGGCAGCTGCGTCGGCGCATTCGATGCCATGTCAGCGCTGCTCCTTTGCGAGGTTGGTTGCGAAAGTCTCCGGCAGCTGGGCGCGGAGGGAGGTGAGGAGTTCGGTCACATTCACGCGCGCGGCGCGGGAGGTGTGGGGAATGCCGATGAAGGCCACGACCATATCCTTCTGGACCTGACCCTTGCGGGGCATTCCCTTCTTGGTGAGCGACTTGGCGCTGCGCTTGCGGCCGGAGAGGTCGACGCCGACGTTGCGCACGATCAGGAGCGGGTAGCCGTTGACCGACCGGATCAGGACGAGCGGGCCGATCTTGCTGTCGAACCCGCGCTCGCGCCACAGGGCCGGGGTCATGCGTTGCCCCTGACCCTTTAAATTGCTCCCGGCGAGGCGGCGGATCTGGTCGGTAGGAATCCAGAGCCACCGCCCGCGCCGGGGCATGATGTCGGCGCCATCGGTGTAGGAGGCGATCGCGCCCAGTGTGCGCTCCGCGCGCGACCGGATGAAGAACTGAGCTGACACCGAGAAGCGCTCGCCGCCGTACCGCTTCACCTCGTCCTCACCGCGCGCATCAATGGCGTTGCCGAGGCGGCCAAGACTTGCGGAGGCGAAGCGGTCGCGGATGGCGGCCTTACCGCGCCTCGCCAGCTGATCGACGGTACGCACCGCGGCGCGCTCGAAGGTCTGGATGGCGTGGCGGCGATAGTCGGCGACCATGCCGCGCGAGGGCGTGCGAAAGTCAGCCGTGAACACAGCTTTTCAAATCCGTTGCTCCAAAAAGAAAAGGGGCCTCTCAGCCCCTCATTGCGATCTCTCAGTACCCCCAGGATTACGGGCGGTGCATCATTCCGAGACCGGCATTACAAAACATCAAGTTGACTCGAGCGCCATTCGGCTGTTCCAAATCGGCGGATGTCATCCAGTGATAAAGAATATGGCTACATCGCTTACATCGATGAAGCTGGTGACCCCGGGCTTAAACGCGTTCGTCCGATAGACGAAAACGGCGCAAGCGAGTGGCTGGTCTTGAGCGCAGTTGTCATGCAGGCGAAGCGCGAACCGCATGTTTTGGGTTGGACCGAGAATATTATCTCCAACCTCGGAGTGCGCCAGCGTCGAGACCTTCACTACCGAACACTCTCGCCGACACGCAAAATCGCGGCCGGAGAGCAGATAGCGGCGCTGCCAATACGCGCGTTTGTGATCTGCTCCAATAAGAAAAACATGCGGGGGTATCAGAATGCGAGAGCATCCAAAATTCCATCGCAACAATGGTACTACAACTTCTGTATACGACTACTGCTTGAAAGGGTGACAGCTTTCTGTGCTGCACGAACAGAGAAAGATCATGGCAAGCATACTTTGATCAAGATAGAGTTCTCTGAGCGCGGCGGGATAAGATATAGCCAAACTGCAGCATACCAGTATTATCTGGGTCAGCAGCAGCAAGGCGGCCAGATATATCTCAAAAAACGTGAGCCAGTGATGTCGATGCTGGATTGGGACTTGATGGCTGCTTTCCCTCATCAGGAACGCGCCGGTCTTCAATTGGCGGATTATGTCGCAAGCGCGTTCTATCAGGCGATCGATTGTGGTGGGCCCGGCGTCTGGGACCTAAATCCCGCCAAGACGTTGTTTCCTATCCTGCCGAAGGAAGCCGGAATGCACCGCGACTTTGGCGTTGCGCTTTTTCCCACCCCAGCATGGCGAGCAAACCTAACCGATGATCAGAAGAAGATTTTCGAATTCTATGGGTATGATTTCGCTAGGTGGTAGGCCCCTGGCACCCGAACCTTGCATGCTTTCAGGATACCATCCTTAGGGCAACCGTCATGCAAGATGCCGCTTGTTCTTTCCTCAAGCGGCGAGGCTTATCCAGCGTTGCCTACCGACGCTGACACTATCGGCCTGCTGTGGATAAGTCAAGAAGACGCCAAGGATTCCAGAAGCTTAAGGCTAAGTCCTTGGAATTGAATCCTTTCGATATTCGCAGGGAAGCAATGGCTCCTAAGATTTCCTGCTGAGAGTAGGATCGAAGTCGTGGAGGCCGAGCGCGATCGCGTCGAACGCTTCGATGAGGATCATGGGCTGGTCGAGGTAGGCGCGGCCATCCGGCCACACCCGCCCGGCCATTCCCATGTCACAGCGCCGGTACATCGCGATCAGCGACCACTCTGCTTGGCTGACGAGCGCGCGGGGGTTTTCCGTGAACGTGCCGACCCCGTCAACTTCCCATTCTTTTCGCCCGTGCCAGTCTTCGAAGTATCCGGGGTCGCTTCGGATGGCACAGGCGAGTCGGAGTTTCCCTCCGATGCCTTGTCGAGGAAGAGGCGCTTCATGCACTCGATGCTCAGTTCCTGCGAGGGGCGCAGGGCTGAGCCGGGGGCATGCTTCGCCCCGTACTTGTCCAGGCGATCCGCGACGTTCAGCAGGCAATCGAAAGTGAGATAGCGACCGCGCTTGATGACGGCGGTGTCGAGGTTGTCGAAGCTGACAACGATAGCCGAGTTGATGGCGTGGTGGAGCTTGCGCTGGTACTCGTTGTTGTCGGCCTGCATCAGGCGGTAGGGCCGCCAGTCCCGTGCGATCTGCTCGAGCACCTCGCTGACGACGTCCTGGTCCTCGTAGACCAGCGGATCGCGTTCGGCCACCGGCACGTCCTTGTTCTCGGCTTCGTATGCGTCGACGGCGTCCCACCAACCCTTTACCTGAGGTTGCCAGAGGTCAAAGTCTTCGGGGCCGAGCAGTTCGCGCATGCCGCGCAGGATCTCCGCGCGCATGGTCTCGCTCGCGTAGGTCACGGCGCCTTCCTCGTCCATGACGCGGCGCTGCTGCTCCTTCTCGCGCGGGGTTCCCCAGCGCAGGAAGAAGGTCGGGGGATTGGTGAGGTGTTCCAGCGAGGCGGGCACGAACGGCTCTGCCTCACCGGCTTCAAGCGGGTAAGTGGTCATGGGGTGGCGACCTTGATTGGGGTGGCTGGTGGCCCCTCAGGGCCGGGGGATCAGGCCAGGTAGGGGAAGTTGATGCAGACGTTGCGGCTGAACACGTCCACCCACATGTCACCCTGCTCGGTGACGAAGTCCTGACCCAGGTTGGGCGACTGGTAGTTGAACCGGGCATCCGGGACCACGATCTGGGCCATCTTGCCGCCGGTGTAGCCCCACTGGGCAAAGACCGGCTGCTGGGTTTGCGCGTCGGCCATCGCCAACGTGTCGAACTGCGCCTTGAGATAGGCCTGACGGTCCATGTTGATGGTCGTCCGACTCTCCACCAGTTCGCCTGGGCCGGAGCCATCGGTGTAGTTCGGATCGGGCGGGTAGGCGGTGCGCAGCCCGAAGTCGATCGTCAGGCTGGAACCGCCCACGGCCTTGCCGGCGACCCAGAACTTGCCGTCCTTGAACAGCGGGACGGCGCCCAGCGCGGGGACGGTCGGGGTTGGCTGATCGACGTAGGCACTGATCGTCGCGGTGAAGCTGACTTCGAACATGGGCTGCGAGGCGCTGTCGCGGGTGCTGACCGGCACGTTCCAGCGCAGGCCAGACACGGCGAAGTCGACGAGGTCGTAGCGGATGCCATCGATCCACAGGCTGGTCGACAGGAACGGTGCGTCCGCCTCAGTCATGTCGCGCTGGAAGGAGAGCTGCTTCGGCACCTGATAGTTGGCGGCGGGCGCCGCCGGCAGCACCTCCATCAGCTCGGCGCTCTTCGCTGCGCCGGCGTAGCGGCGCACTGCGGTGACGCGGTCATAGGGGGTGGCGGCAATGTCGGAGAGGACTAGCGCCATGCCCTTGTAGAGGTCGTCGGACGATCCGGCCCCCGCGCCGAGCACGGCGTGGGTGTTGTCCGATCCGACGCCCAGGGCGGCGGGGGCGGCGGGGATGGCGGCGGTGGTCCGCACCTCGGAGAACTTCGCGGCCTTGAGGAAGCGGCCCGGGATATAGCCGTCGGCGGCGGGAACGTCGGCACCGCCCGGCGGGCGTAGGTAGATGTTGAACGATCCTGAGACGGTCTTGCCGGCTACGTCATCGCCGTTCTTGTGGATGGTGCCGGTGTACTCGGCATTCTGCACTGTCACGCCTGCGATCGAAAACTGCAGGTTCGAGATGGCGATCATGTCGGTGAGGGCGCTGGGCGCGCTGAATACGCCCTGCGCCGCCTGCATCTTGACCGCAAGCGCGGTCTTATTGGTCTTGCGAGCCATGATGGTCCTTCCTTGTTGGCGTCAGTCGCCGTCGGCGCCGTCGGGCGCGGCGGGTTCAGTGGTTGTGCTCTCGGCGGTAGGCGGGGGCGGCGGTGCCTGTTCGATGCCGGTGGCACCCATCAGCTTGCTGACGCGACCGGCCTCGATGGCGGCGATGATCTCCGGGATGGTGGCATCCTCGGCGTGGGATACGCCTTCGTCCTTGGCGATCCGGGCGAGCTGGTCGCGCTTCTTGCCGGTGAGGCCGGCGCCTTCGTCGATGGTTTCACCGCGACCGGCGGCGACGGCCTTGGCAGCGGCCAGGACCGGATCGTCGCCCGCTTCGAGGGCGTCATGCAGCACATTGAACTCGACCGGAGCCGAGGGGAGGGAGGGCAGGCGGGACATGGGTGTCTCCTTGCGGTTCAGAGAAGGTCCCCGCCGACGCCGATGATCGTGAAGTGATCCCGCCGGGGGGTGTAGAAGGCGCAGACGCCTTGGAGGCTGCTGCCCCCGATGCTCTTGCCGTTGTCCATAGGGGGAGCGACGTCGCGCTCGTCGAAGTCTTCGAGCCGCCCGCCCAGCGTCGGGTCGGTGCCGATGGCGGCAAGGATGAAGGCTACCTTCTCCATCGCGGCCCGGCTGACCTGTCCGGCGCGGGCGCTGGTTTCGAGGTAGTCGAAGTTGACGACCATCCGGTGGCGCGATTGTCCCTGGCTGTAGTCGTTCTGGAACGTCCAGTTCTCAACCGAGATGACGATGCAGGCCAGCTCCGTGTCGGCGTCCAGGCCATCGTCAGGGTCGCGTTCCGTGTAGACCGGCGTTCCCGAAAGATCGGGGAAGGCGCGCAGGAGCGCGGCGAAGGCATCCACGATCTTGGACTGGGCGGTGGGCAGCGGCTCAGGCATTGCTGTTCACGTCCTTCAGCTCGAACATCCAGCTGGTGCCCATCCTGTCGCGGCGGACGTTGATCGGGTGGAAGGTGCGGGCTGTCACCTTGGGAAGCTGCAGGCGGACGCCCCTGCCGGGCTTGGCAGGAACGTCGACCATCAGGACCGAAACGGTGACGTCCTGGGCGATCACTTGGCCGCCATCGAACGGCAGCTCTCCATCGACGTAGTTCACGTCGGCGGAGAGTGTGCCGTATGCCGGTTCGCCGGCAGGCCGATAGCGGATGGTGTCGCCCAGGGCGTCGGTAGTGATGCGGTCGAGGATACGGTCCATATCCTCGAGGCGGGGCAGGGGCATCAGGCCGGGGGTGCGTCGTCTTCGCTGCCGCCGGCGCGAGCAGCTTCGATGCTCTCGACGATCTGCGCGTTGGTGGCGCCGTCGGCGATCGGCACGCCTTCGTCCTTGGCGATCGCGAGCAGCTCGGCCTTGTTCTTGCCGGTGAGGACCGGCGGGTCCTGCGGCAAGCTACCACCCGGATTGCCGTCACCGTCCGGATCGAGCTTCGACAGCTTCTCGTCCGCCGCATTGAGTTCGGTGATCAGCTCGTCTCGCTCGGTTTCAAGTTCGGTCACCCTCGCGCGCAGCGTGGCCAGATCGGCGTTCTCCGCTTCCAGGACGAGAATGCGTTCGCGGAGGTCGGCGAGTTCCGAATCGTCCTCCTCTTCACCTTCGGTGTTCAGCCGGAGGAAGCGCTCCTCTGGATCTTCGACGATGCCCTCATCGACGAGGCCGGCGACACGGCTGCTGTCGATTTCCTGATCGCCCGGCTTCAACACCACCATGCTGGTGCCATCGTGAAACACCTTCTGACGAAGAACGGTGACTTCGATTTTGTCAGCCATGCCGCCCTCCTCAGACTTCAGCTTCGAGGACGAGGTCCGGACGAGCGTTCACGAACAGCGGGTAAGCGTAGATCTCCGGCTGCACCCACTGCTTCTTGGCGCTCTGGTCGCGCTCGAGCACGGGATAGTAGCGACGACCCAGCTGGTTGAGCGTCTCTTCCATCTCGTTGCAGGGGCCCATGATGTGCTGGAACATGCCTGGCACGCGGTACGGGAAGATCTTCGCCTTGTTCGAAGGGATGCCGATCTGGTTGGCCGCATCCGGGTTGGTGCCGCGATAGTGGAACCACAGGACGCCACCGAAATTGAACGTTTCCCAGGTCTGGTCATTCAGACGATCCTGAGCGGCGGCCTGGCCCTCGTAGATCTTCTCAATCGCGGGATGGCCGGTGAGCTTGTACCAGAAGTCGTCGCCGCAAACCGCGCGGATAGCGGGCTTGCCGATGGTGTTGGTCGACAGGCCCTGCGAGAGCGGGATGACGATGGAAGCGCCGATAATCGCGCGCAACTCGCCGATGGTTTTGGTGTCATCGTCCAAGCCGAGGTCAATCGTCGCGGGGCGGGCGATGCTGAACTCGGTGTAGTAGTCGACGATGGTTGAGCCATCCTTGTCCCGGACCACGCCATCGAGCGCACCGAGGCGCATATTTTCCTCGGTCATCTCGACGTCGCCGATCAGGTCTTCCTGAATCTCGCGGATGCGTGCTGCGACAAGATCTTCGTCCGTCTCATCCTCGAACGGCACCAGATTGGCGAATTCGTGGATGAAGAGCTGGTCGCCCTCGGCAATGCGGGGGATGCCGATGGGACGGTAGTTCTTCGTCGGGCGCGAGCGCATCTCGATCGGTGCGCCGCGCAGCGTGGTCTGGATAACGCCGTTGGTGCGGTTGGTCTGACCGATGTAGACGGTATCCGTGCCAACGCTGCGGGGCTCGAAGCCGATGATGCTGTCGAGGCCCTGGGGGATGTAGGTCCGCTTGTCGATCCCGCGGATCATGGACGCTGCGGTGAAGGCGTCGCCGCCGAAGACCGCCATAGTGATAGGCATGGTAGTTTCCTTTCGGAGGAGGCTGGATCAGCCGGCGTGCTGCGGGAGGACCTTCATGCCCTTGAGGCGGAGAGCAGCGTTGACCGCCTTCTTCGCCGCGTCGGTCATGCCGGCCTTATAGGTGAGGTCGTTGCCGTTGATGGTCGCCGGGCCGTTCACGGTCGCCACAGCCTTGCGGTCAGCGGCGGTGGCATCGACACGGCTGAACAGAATCACGGCGTTCGCCGGAATCTCGGCTCCGTTCGCAAGGGCGGTGTCGTGGACCACGTACTTGCTCGAAGCCGTGATCTTGGCAAGGACAGTGCCGGGGTAGAGAACTCCCGCGCCAGAAGCGACGACGATTTCCTCGTTGATGATGTTGAGGGCTGCGCTCTCGCCGAGGTAGCAGCCATCTCGGCGGTTTTCGTAGTTCAGTACAGCCATGACTTATGCTCCCTTCCTGCGGGCTTCGACCTTGGCCGCCGCGCGATCCCAGACAGCATCGGCCGCCGCCCGACCGGTTTTCCAGTCCTTGGGCTTCTGATCGGTGCCGAGGTCGGCGTTGGTGCGGTTCATGTTCTCGTTCATCTGCTCGCGCGCCGCTTCTTCGGCGGCGGCAGTGACGGCGGCCTGATCCACGGGCTGGGCGGCGGGCAGGTCAGCGAGAACGGTGGTAATCTGCTCGGCACTCATGTCGGTGCCGAGATACTTGGCGGCCTTGGCCTCGCGACCGGCGAAATGCTCGGAGGCGAAAACCGCATTCATGCGGTCGGTGGCGGCCTTGCGACCGGCAGCTTCGCCGGCCTGATAGGCTTCCGTCTGCTCGACGGGGGTGTCGGTGGTCATGTCCGGTTCCTCTTCAGGGTCGGGGCTGGTGGTCGGCTCCGCTTCAGGCTCGGCCGGTGGGGCAGGAAAATCTTCGGTCCCGCGTACGTCCTGCGTGTTCGCCGCGGGCAAACCAGCGGTGAGCCGCTGGCTGAAGTTGTCGAAACGGCGGCTCATGCGGCGCGCCTCCTCTCTTGCTTGATGCGGTCCACCTCGTCTTCCAGGCGGGTCCATGCCTGGCGTTCGGTCAGCACCTCATCCATCAGGCCAAGGCGCACGCCTTCCTCGCCTTCGAACCAGTCGGCCTCAGTCGCGAGCACGTCGTCCACTGGAATGTCGCGGCCCATCGCCACGAGATTGGCGAACGTGATCCGCGTTGCGTCGACAGCGCCTTGGAATTTCTCCATCGTGGCGTCGTCCAGATCCTCGTACTGGTTGCCGCGGTACTTGCGCTCGCCACTCCGAATCACGGTGACGTTGATGCCGTTCTCTTCGAGGGCGCCGGCGAGGCTGGTGTGCACCATGACGCAGCCGATGCTGCCCACGGTGGCATCGCGGGGGCCGAAGATCTTGTCGCACACCGATGCGATTGCATAGGCGGCGCTGCATGCCATCTCGTTGACCCAGGCATAGGCCGGCTTGCCGCCCATGCTCTGGGTATGCATTGCCAAGAATTCTACGAACTGCATCAGCCCGGCGACAGAGCCGCCAGGGCTATCAATCTCGACCCAGATGCCGAGGACGTCGCTGTCCTCGAATGCCGCTTCGAACTGCCTCTGCAGCATGTTGTAGCCGCAGAAGCCGGACATCGCGTCCAGCCAGCCCGCCTTTTGGACCAGCGTGCCCTCGATCGTGATGACTGCGATGTTGCCGTCCATCCGATAAGGCTTCGAGCCGTCGGGCGAATAGGTCGCGTCGCGCGCCAGCGCGTCCTTCCGAGCGAAATCGGCTCGGTCGAGCATCTCCTTCGCTTCGAGGGTGACGCCATCGATCGTCTTCATTTCGACGATGCCAAGGCGCTGCTGCAGCGCGCAGACCAGCACCTCGGCTTTGTGCGGATGGATTGCGAGCGGGCGGTTGAGGAGCTGTCCCGCGATGTTCGGGAAGCCTTGGGGGCGGGGAGGCCTCATTCTTCGGGTTCCGTTTCAGTGGGGGCGAGCGGCGATGACGCGGTCGGTGGCACTGCGGCTTGCGGCCCGATCATGTCTTCGAGTCCGAAGCCTTCGATCAGCGCCTTGTCGCGGGCGCGGCCCATGAGGATATCGCGGGCATCGCGCCCCTGCTCACCAGCTTCGATCGAGAGGTTTGTCCGGCCGGCGGCGAGATCGAGGTCCGACGCATCCGACTCTTTCTTCCGGTCGATGCTGCCCCGGCCAGGGCCGAGCCATTCGCTCATTGTCAGCTCAGCGCGGTACCGGAAGAAGCCGAGAGGACCGCCGGGCGCTTTGACCTTGCCGATGGCAACCGCCTCTTGAAGCCATGCCGCGTAGACAAGCGCCGGCATGGACTGCGTGAAGTTCCAGCGGTCGTCGAGCAGGCCGCGCCAGATCTCGTTCAACAGAGTGCGCGCTGAGGAGTAGTTCACGTCCTCCCAGTTCTGCGCGAGCTGCTGATGGGATAGGCCGAAGTCGCTGGCGACAGAACGCAGGCCCTCGGCGCGGAAGTCGGCGTAATGGGAAGGCGGCCCTTCGACGGTCGCCCAGCCGATTTCTTCGTTCGGAAAGAGGGCCGTGAAGCCGACGCCCTCTATGTAGAGGGGCTCTTCCTCACGATAATCGAACCACTTATCGACGAACTGCTCGCCGCCTTCATTGCCCGTTGGGGCCTGCCCCATCCCTTGCCGAACTTCATCGGTCGACGCTGTCGTGCGGACGTACGGGGCGCGAGTTGCACGAAGAAGGGCACCCTCAAGCTCCGCATCATCGTACTTGTCGAGCATGCGGATTTTGCGCATCGACGCGACCAAGCGCGATACGCCTCTCCGCTGCTGAGCGCGGTTCCGCTTGAACGCATGAATGACACGAGGGCGACCGTCCCGGTCCTCACGCTCGATGCGATCCGTCTCCTTGACGGATTTGCGATAGGTCAGCGAGTCGGGATGCTGGACCCGAATGTGGTAGGCGACCACTACACCGTCGGTATCGATCTCGACCCCGCCTACGACCTGGTTGCCGTTGGGCAGAACGGTTTCGTCCTGCACGCTATCTGGATTCTGCAACCTGTCCGGGTCGATGAGGCGGATGCAGGTCTGGTAAGCGCTGCCGCGGTCGCGCATTTCCACGTAGGCCAGCGCTTCGCCGTCGACCCACCAGTGGCGATACGCCGTTTCCATCATCTGCCCGAATGTCTGAGCGCGCTCAGCATCGCACAGGCGGCGAGTGTCTCGGTCCCAGACTCGGAACTGGGACTCCACATTGAGCGCCCAGGCCGAGGCCCACTGCCAGTCTCGGCCCATCGCTTCGAAGTCAGGCATTGCCTGCAGACGAAGGCGAGATCCAACAACCGCCTCAGCGCGCCGGTCCAAGCCGCCGCTGATGACCGGGTTGTTCCGAACAAGGTCTCGAGCTCGCGCAACGATCGTATCGCGCGAGCCAAGGGCCTCACGGTCTGCCCCGCCGATCCGGGGGTCCCACGACTTCATCTGGCGGTGACCGCGGATGCCAGCGTCGTAGGCGCGAGTGCCGCCTATGCGCAGGCGATCATCGACGAACGCCCCCTTCGCCGGAGCTTGAGCTTCGGCGGTTGCTTTGCCGTCGCCAAACTGGCGACGGTAATGATCAGGACGCATTACCCGAAAGAGACGCCGATGAAGCGGCGCCGGGGTCGCGCGCCGGAAGCTGCACTCTCGATGTCCGCGATCTGCCCGCTCAGATCAGTGATATAGCCGTCGAGGTCGCCCTTGTTGGCTTCTGAGAATTTCAGGCGCTTGCCGTCGCGCCAGACTTCAACGACGCGCGTACCCATAGCCAGCGCATGACGAGCTTCCTCGGCCTCGGCGAGCCGGGTCTTCAGGGTTGCAAGATCAGCCATTGGTCCTCGGTTTGCGATTCAAGCGCCGGTGGCGGTCGAAGATGGTTTCGGGATGCGTCGGCGCTGCCTGGTCGTCTCGCCCGCCGTTTTCTGGATCACCCCCTTTCGGCTCGGGTGAAACGGGCGTGGCCCAGGGCGGCAGCTTGCCCTCGGACCACTTGATGTCTGCGCGGTCGGGCTTGAGCAGCAGCCGTCCGCATTCGGTGTAGGCGAGCAAGTCGATGGTCTCCTGCGCGCCGTTGCGCACATACTTCCCCTCGATCTTGGGCTCGCGGAAAAGCTCGTCGTATCCCGCCTGCGGGAAGTTCGAGGCGAAGTAGATCTGGCCCGGGGAGCCATCGTCGATCAGCAGCACGCCGGTGCCCTCATCGTTGCCGAAGAGGTCGTCCTTCAGGCCATCCACGCCTGCGATGTGCAGCGGCACGGGCGGTTCGATCTTCCTGCCATCGTCATCCACGCTCAGCCAGGTCGGCTTGAGGCCGAGGTGCGGGCGGTTGCCCCCCATGCCCTTGATGGGCCGAACCCTGTTCCAGGAACCCCACCGCCGGTTCGCCATCCGGCTTGCGTATTCGTACGCCTTCGCAGTCGAGTTGCCGTCGCCGCTGTCGATCAGCAACACCGCTACCGGCATCGCGTACCCGGGCCTGCTCTGCATCGGCAGCTTCCGGTCGATCACGGCGTCGAGGACGTGCCAGTCATCCTGCACGTTCACCAGATCGATGTCGCGCATGATGCCGTCATCGTGGCGCCGCTGCCGGATCGTGTACCGGTCGATCAGCCATGACCGGCCGTGCAGGTCCCAGCCGCGGAGTAGGACGTCGACCTTGCGGTGGCCGGGGTCCGCGGCGGCGGTGATGAAGCGGACCCCATCGGGCACGGTGCCCATGATGAAGTCGACCAGCTGACGATCGTCATCCCCCTTCGCGGGCTTGGCCAAGGCTTCGGTCCGGCGCCGCAACGATGCCGCATCGATGCCCTTCAGGTCAGCCTCGCTCTCGAAGGCTTCACCGAACGTCCGGACCAGCACCTGCTTGAGCTTGTCGTTCTTCCCGGTGCGCTCCTTATGCTCGAGCGCGCCTTCCAGCTGCTGGGCGAGGCTGGACAGCGGGACCTGTCCCGACATCAGGACGTGGACCCAGAAGCCCCAGGTCTCATTGTCTTCGACGTCGCCGAGGATGCCGGCTTCGAGGTCGAGCACCTGGCCCTTGTGCATGTAGCAGCCCTCGTCGATCATCTGGCCGCGTTCCAGCTCGCCCAGCGCGCAGCCATTGGGGCAGGCGATCGATGCCGTTCGCCGTGCCAGCGCGAGGCGCTGATCGATCGGCGTTCCCTCAGGGGCCTTGGTGTAGTCGAGCCGGAAGCGCGGTACGTCCGGCCAGTGCTTGGTCGGGTAGGGCGAACCATGAACCCCGCAGCTGGGGCAGCGGAACACGAAGATACCCTGCGTCGACAGGATCCAGGCCGCTGCGATCCCGCCCGACCAGCCGACGTCCGGGTGGGCGCAAGCGTAGATCTTGCGGTCGGTGCCCAGATCGCTTTGACGCTGGCGACCCTGCTCGAGGAAGTTCGAGCGCCAGGCCTTTCCGTAGCTGTCGGGCTCGTCGAACACGATGTAACCGGCCTGGCGGTTGGTCGTGGTCGTCTTCGACATGACCATCAGCTCGAAGGTCTGCGATCCGACCCGCTTGAGCGTCTTGGTGTTGCCGTCGGTGCCGGGCTTCGGCAGGCGTCCAGCGAAATGATCCTCCATGATCGGCCGCAGGACACGGTCGGCGTAGGAGGTGACTTCGTTCGGGCCGGCCAGGTACCACATGACGTCCCAGGACGGGCCGTTGTCGAGGCACTTGGCCGCGAAGTTCTCCGCGATCATGGTCCCGCCGATGCGCGAGGGTTTCGGGACGACGATCTCGCGGACGTTCGGGTTGTCGTGGGCCTCCGCGATGGGAAGCAGCGCCTTGGACCGGGTCGGCGACCAATCGGTCCGGGTGCCGTCAGGCTTGCGGACTACCCGCCGGTTGGTCGACCATTCGATGGTGGTCAGGGTGTCCCGGGGCTTGAGCAGCTCCACCGCGCCGGCGGCGATATCCCAGGGCGTCTCGCAGAACTCATTGGCCGCTAGCAGTCGTGCCTGCTCAGCCAACTCCCGCCTGCTATAGACCCGCACCTCGTCGCTGCTCCTCGATAAACTTTGCAGCAGCCCCATGGACCTGTGTCGCCACGCTGCGCAGGTAGTCGTCCACCGCGGCCCTCACATGCGGCGGCAGGTTGCCGTTGGGATCCACCCGGGTTCGCACACCGAGGATCGCAGCGGTGACGGTCTGGTTGTAGCCTTCGATGAAGGACATCATTTCGCCCTTGGGCGTGTACTCGCGTTGCCGCTCGCGGGCGGCGACGACGGACAGGGTCATGTCGACCATCTGCTTCGTCTCGGCGAAGGTGGCCGCGTCTTCGTCTTCCGGCAGGCTCACGCCCACAGCCCTGCGGATCGCCTGGTTCTTCTTCGCCTGCTTCTCGGTCCGTGCGGTGAAGTGTGCAATCAGCAGGTCGATGGCCCGGAGAGGTTTGAACTCCCAAGGCACACCGTTCCCGCCGCGCTTTACCGCGCCCTTGCTCTCAAGGGCGGGTGTTGCATCGACCCAGTCACGGAGGGTGGGCCAGCCCAGGCCGAGCAGTTCGGCCATGGGCTTGGCGTCGAGGATGGTTCCCCGGCGCAACTCCTCCGCTTTCGGCCGCGCGCGGCGCAGTCGATCGAGCTTTATCCGGTCGCCTTGAGCGGGACGGGCCATTCAAGAAACCGCGGAAATCAGGGGGTTTTCGGGAAGCATCGAAGTGCGTGTCGGGCCTTGACCCACTTCTTCTGACCGTGATGAGTTACGTCGTTTCTCAGGCACAGTCAACACCCTCGCGATACTGTTGACTGCTCTACACGCAAACGCGCCCATTCAACGTCGCGGTCGTCTATGTCCCGCGCTACGTCTTCCCGGACCTTGATCCAGTTATCAAGCGCGTCAATCAGCAGCTTCCGGGCTCTCGGCCACCCGAGGCGGTACTTACGCGCTTTCGCCTTTAACGAACCTTGTTCGAGGATCATATCGAGGATCATTCGTTTGGGCATGGGCAGCATGTTGCGCCACTTGGTGTACGCCACCGACAGGCGGACCTGGGCAACCTGTTCAAGGATGGCGTCGTGCGCTGAAGCTGAACTATCGACCCTCGGCTCAAAGTTGGATGCCAGCATACCAGTCGCCCTGGTGAGGATTTCCGCTGCAGCGGTAATCTCGACCGATGCCCCGTACTGGTCCTTGTCGATGACGCCGCGAAAGAACAGATCCGCAAATGGCGAGGTCGCCATGTTCCGCTTCGTCCGCGCCAGCGTAAACGTCTCGATGTGGAGGACGAACTCGTCCTTGTACTCGGCATGGTTCTCTGCCTCAGGCGTGACCAGCGGGCCGTTGTGCCGCAAGCGCAGCTGCTCCTCCTGTTCGACGCGCGCTCGCCATTCGAGGTTCGTTTCCGCCGGTCGCTTCTCCCGCCAGCTCTCTTCCGCCCCGCTCATTCAATCTTCCCTTTCGCCGTAAATCTTGCCCACGATCTGCTGGATCAGCTCCCGGTCCTGCCAAGGCAGGCGGGCGATGCTGTCCGGCATGAGGATGACGGTGCCGTCCTCGTGCCACTTGCGCGCCGCCATGCGCCGGGCGCCGGTCGGATCGGGGTCCTGCATCTGACGCGCGTACGGCGTCAGGCTCGTTCGGTTGATGCCCGTCACAGCAGGCCTCCCTGCATCAGCGAGTGATATCGCTCGTTGGTCATGCCGCGGCGGACGTGGGCGCGAAGCCAGGAACGGTATCCCTGAGTGCGCTCCTCCGTCCAACCCGCGAAGTCGGTAAGCTCATTCCGGATCAGCTTGCGCAGCGCGCTGGCGTCGACACCTTCGAGGGCCTGGATCTGGTTGCTCTGCCCGTTGGGCCCGTCGATCGTCTCGACGAAGTACCAGCGCTCCATCTCGCGGCTGAAGGGCCGCGTGTTGTTGTCCTCGCACCACGCCAGCATGTCCTCGAAGGGCCAGCGCGATCCGGTAGCGAGCCAGGCGTCCGCCGCGTCGCTCATCCCCGCTTCCTCGCCAGCCGGGCGGCGGCCAATTCGCGAGCGGCGCTTTGCCGCAGGGTGTAACTGCCGTCCTCCTCAAGCCGCAGTAGCGAACGGGTTTCGGCCATCTGCTTCCACGTCTCGGGCAGGGCATCGATCCATGCCTGGGGCACCTCATCGTCCGCGACCAGCCGGAACATCGCCTCATCGAAGCGGGTAGTATGCTCGGCGCTGATGCGGCGCAGGACCTCGGATCGCTTGACCGCCAGCGGGTGACGAACGGTGAAGCCCTTGAGGATGTTCAGGCACTCGGCGATGGTAGGGAACCACTGGCACCGCTTCAGGACCTCAGCCTCGAGATACTTCATCGCCGCCAGCGGGTATTCGCCCAGCATCCGGCGGTATCCCTCGGCCTGCGCCTCGAGCGAGATGTCGCTGCGGCTCTGGCTGGGCAGGCAGGCCTGCAGCCCGGCCATGATCGAGTAGAACTCAGCTTCGGGGCAGGGCACGGGGGGCGGCAAATGGCAGGCCGTCATCGCTTCCAGCTGGGCCAGCATCCCATCGTTCAGCCTCTTCGGCAGCGCGGCGAGATTGAGCCGCGACAGCGCGGCGCTGGAACCCTGCGGCGACGGGCTGGCCGGCTCCACGACCCTGAGGGTAGGAAGCACCTGAGCGAGCGGGCGAGCTGCGGTTTCCATTGGTAATCCTTCGTTCCTCGGACTTGGCAATCCACGTGCCGAAAGCCCCATTCCAGTTCTTGGCCAGCCGGCCGGTGCTCTCCGCGTGGCTGCAGAAAGCGAACAGTTCACGGTCCAGCATTCCGGGCGGCCAACCGTCGACAATCCGCTGCGCGGCAGAGCCAAGCGACGGCACGAACGGGTCGGGCAGGGGGGTGTCCTCACCAATGGCGCGCTTCGCCGCCGAGGTGCGCTTCGGCTTCGGCTTGGCAGGAGGCTGATCACCATCGAACAGGTCCTCGCCTGCTTCGCCCGCGCCCGCGCCTAGAGAGGGAGAAGCTTTAGCTTCTTCCTCTATTGTTCCCTTGTTCCCTTGTTCTTTAGTTGTCCGGTGGCTGTCCGCTCGCTGTCCGGTTGCTTGTCCGGTTGCCTGTCCGGCCTCGTCCCCGACGTCCTGATATTTGTCGTAATTACAGATAGTTATGATTGTGCGGCCTTGTCCGGTTTCCCGTCCGATCATCTGTTCGGTTTCGAGACGGGTCAAAAACCGCTCAACCGACGACGGCGACAGCCCCCAAGCGGCCGAAAGCTGGGCGCGCGAGGCGCAGAGTTGACCGCGCTCGAGCATGACGGTGGTGCCGCCGATGGTGAACCGGGTCGGCTTCCAGCAGGCAGATGCGACCATCCAGAACCACGCCCCAAAGCGCTCCGCATTGCCTGCGAAAAGGGGGTGTTCCCGCGCTTCGCGGTGGAGGGCGATGAAGCCGCTCACTCGCACACCGCGTACTGGCTCTGGCAGCGCGAAGGCTCTTCGGCAAAACTGGCGTCACCGATCACTGAGAAGATGTCGAAGTTGCGACCGCCGCGACCAGTCCGGGACCATTCCACGGCGCGACGGATGCTGGCGCGGATCATGCCGTTTTCGTCCGCCGGCACCTTATCGGTAGGCAGAAACGAAGAGATCATCTCCTCGCGCTCTTTCCGGATTAGCGAGGTGTACGCATGGCGAGCTACGCCACCGACGATCGATTCCCATTCCTCAATGCGGTCGATCTGCTCAGGGAAGCGACGTGCAATCTCTCGCAATTCGCCTTTCTTGCACATGATGCACGGCATGCAGCCGACGCGGCTCATACCCATCTGATACAGCGGGTTCGGCTTGAGCCCGTGGCGCCGCGCAATCTCGAAGGTATCCTCCGCCTTCCATTGATGGATCGGGCGGTAGAGAACGGTCGGCGCCATGATGGCGCAGCGGATCAGCTCCAAAGCGGGCTTTGCTGCCCGAGCCTCGCTTTCGTCAGCGCGTTCGCCGATCCATTCGATGGTAGGCGTACCCGCGAAACGCAGAGGCTCCTTGAGCTCCGCCATCGGCTGCAGCTTGAGCTCATCAGTGCAGAACCGCGTTTGCGATCCAGGGAAGCGGCCATGTAGCATGCCCATGTCGAGGAATGGGTTTCCCGTCGGCTGCATCAAGGCGATGGCGCGCTCAACAAGTTCAATTGGAAGCGGCGGGGTTACCTTGACCGGGCATTCGCACTCTTCGCGGATGAACGCTTTTTCGGCGTATTTGAGGTCTTTGCAGGCGGCCAGACAGCTGCGGCTGTGCTGCTTACGGCGAAGTTCTTTCACCCAATCACGACGCATCGCCTCCCGCCGGGCCGGGAACTTCGCGGTGAAGTCGGCACGTACGGTTTCGATAGTCACGCCAAGGCGATCAGCGAGATAATCGACATGGGCCAGAGTGATTGGGTGTTCATTACCGGTGTCGGCGAAGATGAAGCGCACGTTCATTGATCGGCGCTGGGCGCGCTCGATGGCGAGACACATCGTCGCGGTGCTGTCCTTGCCTCCGCTGATCGATACGAAGTGGACAGGCTTCACTGCGCATCCTCCTGATACGGCAGGAGGTGCTCACAGCCTTTGACCGTGCGGGCGCCGCAGCGATGGCATTCGCCGTTGAAGACCGCCCGACGCGTCGGCACCTTGCTGAAGGTCTTGCCCAGCTTCATTTCGCGATGGACGGCGGCAACATGGCGCCCGTCGATCTTCGGCTCCGAAGCCATCGGCGCGCGGGCAGCTTGCTTCGCCAGAACCCGGCGCCGCAGCTCTTCGAGCGCTTCTTCGCCGGTAACGTCTTCCAGTTCGGCCGGATCGACACGCATGGAGCGCGGCTTTTCACGGCGCGCCATTGAGCGAAGTGGCTGCTCTTGGCGGCGCGGTGCGACGGCGGCCGGATGGGCGACCGTCAGGCGGCGAGCTTCGCGGAAGCGCGCCTCGCGATCGGCGGATTCCGCCGCGCATGCTGCCCGCACCTTATCGGCTGCCGCACGTTCAGCTGCCTGGCGCCGGGTCGGCTGACCGGCAGCAAGGACTACGACGGCGGCCACTACCGCTGCAGGATTCCGGACCGCAGGCGGCCAGAGCAACCCGGCGGCATCGAGCATATACCGGCCCGGCGGAATCTGGCGCAGCGGATGGATCGGTGAGAGGGGCTTCATGCCGCAACACCTCCGAGCTGAGGTCGCAGCGTCTCGGCAGCGAGCCAGGGGGGCGTCACGCCGTCGAGCAGGATGGCGTAGGTCAGGATGCCGATCGCGTCGGCTTCGTCGTTCTTCTTCGGCGCAAAGCCCAGCTGCTTGCACCGTTCGATGACCAGCTTCTTGAGCAGATCGGTGCTGCTGGCCTTCTTGTCGCCTTCCTTGCGCCGGCGCCGGGTCCCGGCCTTGACCTCGCGGACGACCATGTCGCCGATGAAGTCCTTGCGCCAACGCTCGACGTTGACCTCCTTCACGATCCGGCACCGCTTGATGTGGCCGAACGATTGGGCATGGGAGGCCAAGCCGCCCAGGAGCCAGATTGTCTGTACCGTGGTGCCGCCCTGCAGATGGCCGGGCGTGATCGGCTCCTCGAAATACATGCGGTCGAAGCCCATGACCTTGTGGAGGTCAGAGAGGTTGCGATGCAGCTTGGCGTAGACGCCGCCGTTCGAGGTGTACTCGGATCCGAGCACCCAGTGGCCGTACCGCGGCGCGTCGGTGCCGGGCGTCCAAAGCGCCCAGCCGGTGGATGACTTGCTCAAGTCGAGAGCGAGGTAACTCATGGGATCTCCGCAACTTCTGCGCGATCCTCGCCCTGGCAGGCCTTCCGAGGCATATGCCGCCTGCCAGGGTCCGGTCGCGCCCGGGGTGAAAGCCCGGACGTGAAGGTCAGTGCGCGCGCGCTTCCGGCGCGGGCTTGGTGGGCGGGTTGATGCGCGTCACGGTCGACGGGCGGGCGGTGCGCCGGGGCTTGCGGCCGGCCTGCTGCTCGACTTCCTCTTCAGACGCTTCGGTGAACGTCTCCGGCTCGGCCGCGAGAGGCAGTTCACTGCTGCTGGCGTCGTCATCCTCGTCCTCGTCGACCAGAAGATCGTCGTCTTCCCGCGCTTCCGTCCCGACGACGTCCTGCTCGGCCTCGCCATTCGCCATCGTGACGAGATCGCGCGGCAGGAACAGCTTGCGGTGCTTCAGGCCCTCGGACAGCGCGAGGAGGAGGTGGTCGCGCTTGGCATCTTCCTCGCCTTCCAGCGAGATGATGAAGTTCAGCACCTTGCGCGGGAAATGCGCCTGTTCCTTGATGTCGTCATACGGCCGGGACAGGTCGCCCTTGAGGGTGTCCATCTTCGCCAGCTTCGGCTTGATCTGCTTGTCGTAGATCTCGAACGCCTTTCCGGCGTCGGGGCGCTGGTATTCGCCTGCTTCGTCTTCCTTGGCCACGGCGGCCTCCTTTGTGCTGGACGCATCCGCCGGTGCGTCGGGATCGTAGAGGAGCGTGTAGGCCTCCTCAGGCGGGGGACTTTTGAGGTCGTCGGCGGCGATCAGCCTGGCGGTGGCTAGGTCGTAGCCGGAGCGCTGCGCAGCATCCTCGACGCTCAGGCCGTCACGGATGCCGCGGCGCAGGAGGCGCATCTGCTGCGATCCATGGCCTGATACGAATGTGCTGCTCACTGCCGTCTCCTCAGATGGTGGGGGCGGGAGAGGATTCCGGCGCGGCGGTTGAATGGGCTGGTACATTTGGCCCCCGCTTCGATCGCGCCCTTAGGGTACTGGCTGACCCATCCTCTCTCTTTCGCGTCCGCCCCGGCCGCGTCGAATTCACTTCCCTCGCTGAGCCGGCATCGCTGCGACGCCGCGCCGCGAATTGTCGGCGTCAACGATGGCCTGCATCTGCGGGATGATCGGGCGGAACAGGCTGGCCAGCGCGCCGTCATCGATGTGGCAGCGGCGGCCATCGGCCATGCGGCGAAGATATTCAGCGACAGCGCCCGACAGGCTGGTGATCAGGTCCATGTCGCTGATCTCGCCGCTGTCCTTGGGCGTAGCGGTCAGGCCGTAGAGGCTGAGCACTTCGTTGAGCGCGGTGGGATCAGCGGCGAGGCTGTTGAGCAAGTTCTCCGACGAAGGGAGAGACGGCCCCGAGATACCACGACGGACCGTGACCTGATCCATGTCACTCGCATCTGCGAAGACGCCTTGGCCCATCGAGAGGGCGCAGCGGCTCCACGCGGCGGAGATGGCCTGCGACAGCTTCGTCTTGGACATTGGTGCGGTGCGACAGACCTGCGCGTCAGACATGGGATACCTCGGATGCATGGAAACGATGTTCAGAAGGGCCCGAGCCGCTCGGCACAGGGGGTTCAGGGAGCGGCCCGGGCAGGGTGCTTCCCGGTGCGGTGGTCGTGCTGCCGGGAAGGTGAGGGTGCAAACCTCGACGGGCCAGTTCGGCAAGCAGGGCCTGCACCGGGACGGCGGTAAGGTCGGGCTGCTGATCGATGATCTCGATCGCGCGGGCTCGACCAGGAAGGCGACGGATCATGCCGCGTTCCTCAAGGGCGGAAAGCAGGCGGTGGACGCCGGACTTCGAGAGGAGGCTCATGGCAACCATCATCTGCGTGAAGGTCGGCGCGATCCCGCCGCTCTCAGCCATGAACCGCTCGATGTATTCGAGCAGACACAGCTGGTGTTCGGTCAGGCCGGTCATCGCGCCATGCCTCCGCCGAGGCGGCTTGACGCCGCCCCGGCTTCGGTCATCGTGCAGTCGTCACAACCAGCACGAGGTGAAACATGCAGCAGACCACCGCATTCGCGATCCGAGGCATCATCAAGGTTTTGCGAGATGAAGGTATTCTGGACCAACGCCAGACGGCCCTCATTATCGACGAATTGGCCGCCGCCGATGCCGAAGCCGAACGCAGGCGTCAGGCCTCGCCAAATGAAAGGTACCATCTCAGGTTGCTCGCCATCGACGTTGCGAAGGAAGCGGGGATCAACCCTCCGTTCGAGCATGCTGTGTCTCATACTTGAGGGCGGTGGCGTTGCCGTCCAGCAATGCCTCCAAAATCGGTGCGAGGCGTTCATCCTTGATGCGCCGTTCTCGGACAGCCATGTAGATCGCCGCATCGGGATCGACTGGCCAAACGCCACCGAACAACACGCGATCGGCTGCGATCTCTTCGCGGATGATTGCGCGGAGGTTGAACTCGCTCACATCGACGCCCTTGGGCAGAGCATGCCGACGGTCGGGCTTCGCCATGACGCGAAGCACGGGATCCCGGCTCAGCTCATGCTGACGATCGTAGTTCCGCACCCAGCGCTCATCGACGCGGCGCTCGAGCCACGTCTGCAGCCCGGTCTGGCGCGGTTTGCGCGCGGGGCTGGTCACGCCGCCTCCGAGGAGGGGGTGGGGGACGAGAGCTTCGTGGCTGCGGCAGCGGCCAGCTCCCCGAGAGTGGCAAGACCTTCGTCGGCGATTCTCTGCCAATGAGCAGCAGGTATGCTGTTGAGGCGGTTCCAGCCTTTCACCGTATTGGGATCAACATCGATGCAACGGCCTGTGGCCGCAGGGCCGCCAGACCTGGCGATGATGTCCCTATGGGACGGCTGATCTGATGATGTCGCAGCTGCCATGCGAGGAGAGGTATAAAACATACCCGACCAAGTCAATCGCATTCGGTATGACACATACCCGTGCCACCGTTAGCCGAAATGACATGAGCGAACAGGCCGACCGACTAAATCAAGCGATTCAAGAAACCGGGCTCACGAAAAAGGAGCTGAGCGAGCGGTATGGTTGGTCCTACGACACACTGAAAAGCAACGCTAATGGCAGCATGCGCTTCAGCTATAAGAAGGCACTTGTTTATGCCCACCGCTTGAAGGTGAGGGCGGAATGGCTGTTCGAGGGCACTCCTCCCATGCGGCCGGAACCGATGACCGACCAGCGACAGGTTTCTGAGGTGCCGCTCGTCGGATGGGTCCAAGCGGGGCAGCTCGGCGATATCACTGTGATGCATGATTTGGGCGAGGTCGAGACAGCCATCACGGATAACCTGGGCCCAGGAGATTGGTTCGCTACCACAGTCAAAGGTGACAGCATGGATCGTGTGTCACCAGAGGGTTCGCGTATTTTTGTGAATGCCGCAGAGAGAACACCGGTCAATGGTGGTTTTTATTTGTTCTCTCGCCGCGGAGAGACAACCTACAAGCGTTACTATGACGATCCGGTGCAGCGGTTAGAGCCGTTTTCGACAAATCCCATAAACAAGACCATATTTATTAACAAGAAAGAGAATTGGATAGTCGTGGGGCGCGTACATCGAAGCGTGTATGATTTGATATGAAGTCCATTCGTCAGGTTTGTTAGAGGCTGCTTATGGATAGGGATCAGAAAACGCGTCTATGGTTTTGGGGAGGCATCTTCTTGATCCTAGCCATCGTGGTGCTCAGTTCGATGGACCTATCGACGAGCACGGGAGATCGGGAGGCGTCAGTTTTCCAACATATGTCGGAAACGGGCAGGTCACCCCAAGAGATTTGCGACCAAGCCAAGACGGTAGAGGATGCATACGCCAGAGGCGGAGATGAGCGACAGGCCGCGTCTTGGACGGAACGTCGGCAAATGGCCTGCCTCCACGCTGATGTATGCAAGCATGTAGAGGGCGGCTGTCCAAACGCGCAATGATCGGCAGAAGCAACCTTGAGGCTCAAGAGAGCTTTTGAGGCTGCTGGGTATGTTCCATACCTTTTCGCTTGACGCATTAGGGTATGTTTTATACCCAGTCTCCAACAGGCACCCGCCTGATCGGAGATGGCAATGCTTCACGCACCCCCGCTGGCGCCGACCGGCTCTCGCTTCACGCAGATCACCCCAGTAACCGAGATCGAGCCGTACCAGGGCTGGTCGCTGTTCAGCGACATCGACGCTGACGGCGACGGTTTCACGTACTGCGAATATTACGCGCGCGGGCCGAAGGCTGACGTGCATCTGCCGGTCAGCCGGTTCGCCTTCCATCCCACGCAGGACCGCTTCGAGTGGCTGGTGCGCAACGGCTTTGCGCAGAAGCCGGCGCGTCACTGCTCCGGCCCTTGGGACGATCAGGACATCGACCGCGAGCTGGCCGCTGAGCGCCGGGCGGTGGCGGCGTGACCCGCGCCTCCTCCATCCTCATCCTCGCCGCGTTCACCGCGTTCCTCTTCGGCTTCGATGCCTGGTCGACGGCGTACCTTGATACGCACCCAGCCGCGCGCGAGTTCTTCGCCAGCCGGGCATTCACGCTCGCCCTCATTTTTGGTGGCACGATGGCGGTTTCTGTCGCGTCGATCATAATAGCAGCATTGGCGCTTTACCCCGAGCCCTCCTCGGGTCGCGCGGAGCCGGAGGACCACGTCTGATGGTCCCCGGCTCCAACAACGCTCCTTCGACCGACGGCGTCGTCCTTCCCGTCCTCTTGCTCGGTGCAGTTCTGGCGCTTGGCTTCATCGCGGGAATGCCGCTGTGAGCTGGGCCGTCGGAGATTTGGCCCTGTGCGTAGCGTCCGGATGGCGCCTGGTTGAAAATGATCAACTCGACACGGGTTTCCGCCCGCGATCGGGAGGCATCTACAACGTCAGTTCGCTGGTGGTTGTTGGCGGTCGAACTTTCCTCGCGTTCGACGGGAGCGGTTCAAACGCATTCATCCACGAAGCCTTTCGCAAGATCGAGCCGCTCACTGATTGGGAGCACGGCCAGTTCGAGATCGAGCTGATGGTGGACGCGCGCCGGCAGAAGGAACGCGCGCTGTGAGCCGCGCCCAGCGCACCTATGACGAAACGCGCCACTTCACGCCGGCGGCGCGCGGCGTCGATGTCGAGACCCCAGTGGCGGGCTTCTACCGCTACCGGCTTGGGCAGGGCACCGTCCGGGGCGGTGTTCGTCTCTGGTACGGCCCGCCACACGATCCGGTGACCGGTGAGGAGCTGGACCGCTCCTGGCGTTGGCAAGCCGAGTTCGACGGTGAGCCGATCGACTTCGACCGCGTCTGGCCGGCGTGCGCCAAGGACCCGCTCACCGACGCCGAATACCGCGCGCTGATCAGCCGCAGGGCGTGGGCACGCCAGCATGCGCCTGACAGCGCCTACGCCCAGATCGGCCGGCGCCATGACCCTCTCGCGGCGTCCGCGCCGCTTCCCTTCTGACCACCCCCGAAAGGAACCGCCATGCCCATCAAGCAGGCCGTCAAGGAAGAACCCCAGATCCTGCCGGGTGAGAACCCCGCCAGCGCGCCCGTCGGTATGGGCCACAACAAGCCGCCGCTCGAGGAGCTGATCCCCGAGGAGTTCCGTGCCGAGCTGCTGCGCGAGCGTCCGGACTTCCTGATGAAGCTGGACCAGTACGTCGGCGCGGCGGGCAGGGCAGTCGCGACCAACGACGATGAGCTGGCTCGCTGCGGCGACCTCGTCAACGCATACCGCGCGCTGCTCAAGCACATCGATGCGACCCACACCGCCGTGAAGGCGCCGCACCTGCTGGCCGGTCGTCTGGTCGACGCCGAGAAGAATGTCCTCAAAGCTTCGGTCGAGGAAGCGAAGTCCAAGGTCGAAGGCATCGGCAACGCCTATGTTGCCGACCGCGAGGCGAAGCGCCGGGCCGAGGAAGAGCGTGTCGCCGCTGAACAGCGCGCCGCCGCCGCCCGTGCCGCTGCAGCCGAGCGTGAGCGCCTTGAGGCCGAGCGTCGCGCCGCTGCGGCAGCTGCAGCCGCCACCAGCGCGGAAGAGCGGGAAACCGCTGAACGCGAGGCCGAGGAAGCCCGCCAGCGGTCCGAGGAAGCGATGGCCGACTCGGCTCTTTCCGCGGCGGCCCCCGGCAAGGTCGAGCCGGTCCGCTCCGATGCTGGCGCCGCCGTGTCGGGCAAGGTCGAGTACCAGAGCCAGGTCGAGGACTACGCCAAGGCTTTCCGCGCCGTGAAGGATGACGATCGCGTGAAGGAGGCCGTCGACAAGGCCATCCTGCGCCTCGTTCGCGCCGGCAAGCGCGAGATCACGGGCGTCCGCATCTGGCCTGTCGCCAAGGCCAGCTTCCGCTGAATTCAACCTCTCAGAAAGTCCACACCATGTACCTCGTATTCGATACCGAGACGACGGGCCTTCCGCTCTGGAATGACCCGAGCGATCATCCCGGCCAGCCCTACATCGTCGATCTCGCCTGCAGCCTCTACGACGCCACCGGCCTCGAGGTGGAGCGGTACGACGTCCTGATCAACAATGGCGTCGAAATCCCTGCGGAGGCCACCGCCATCCACGGCGTTACGCGGGATATGTGCGAGGCCGACGGCGTCGATCCTCGCGAAGCGCTCTCGAACTTCATGGCGATGGTGTCCAAGTCGATGGTCATCGTCGGGCACAACGTCAGCTTCGACGTCCGCCTGAAGCGCATCATGGCCGCGCGCCTGATGGGCGAGAAGTGGGACTGCCCGCGTCCGACCTTCTGCACGATGCGCAAGACCACCACGATGGTGAAAGTCCTGAAGGCCAATCCCCGCTTCGACACCGACTGGAAGTGGCCGACGCTGGGCGAGGCCACCCAGCACTTCTTCGGCGAGCCGCACGTCGATGCCCACCGGGCCCGCCCGGATTGCGACGCCTCGGCCCGCATCTTCTTCCACCTCCGTGAACAGGGACTTGCCTGATGACCGTCACCACCGCCCGCTCGCGCGCCGTTGCGCAGGAAAGCCGTCAAATCGATGCCAGCCAGCAGCGCGCAATTGCTGCGCGTCAGGGCGCGTCGAAACCCCGCACCGCTCTTGAGGCCATGGCTGCGCGGCTCGAAGTTTCGCCTGCGACCCTGCAGGATACGCTGACCAACACAGTGTTCGCCGCGTGCCGCTCACGCGAAGAGTTCGTGGCGCTCGTCATCGTCGCGAACACCTATGGTCTCAATCCCCTGCTCAAGGAGATCTACGCCTTCCCCACAAAGGGCGGCGGCATCACACCGATGGTGTCGGTGGACGGGTGGATTCGCCTCATGAACACCCACCCGCAGCACGACAGCATCGAGTTCGAGGATCATGTCGACGAGAACGGCGGGGTCTACGCCATCGAGGCGACGATCTATCGCAAGGACCGCGAGCGCCCCACGAAGATCATCGAGTACCTGAGCGAGTGTAAGGGCAACAGCGCGCCCTGGCAGAAGTCGCCGCTGCGCATGTTGCGTCACCGAGCCCTCATCCAGTGCGCTCGTATCGCCTACGGCTTCTCCGGCCTCGCTTCGGACGAGGGCGAAGCCATCGACGGCGGCGACCTGACCCCGACGACGCTGCCCAGCCAGCAGAGCCTTGCTCAGGAACTGGATGACGAGATCCCGAACTTTGACCAGCAGGCCGACCGCGAGACGGGCGAGGTTCTCGAGCGCGACAGCCGCGGCATGACACAGGTCGACGAGGCGACCGCGCGTGAGCTGGACGCAGGCAACGACGGCACGTTCTCGTCTGAGAACCCGATGGCACGCGAGGGCCGCGACGACGCTCAGATGGGCGAGCAGCAGGTCACTGAGGAAGAGCCGATCTGGCTCGCACAGGTCCGCGACATCGAGGCCAAGGTTCGCAACGCCGCGACCATCAAGGCCATCGAAGCGGTCGAGCGCGACTGGACCGGCCGCGTGATGAACGGCGTGTCGGATGACGGCGTGGTCCGCGACGTCGAGAAGGCGATCGCCGCCAAGAAGCGCAAGCTGCAGCAGGAGGCGAAGTGATGGCTGAGCCGACCACGCAGCAGCGCGCCATCGCGCTGATCTACAAGATGCTCGACCGCGAACCCAGCGACCACGCTGATCCGCTGGCGGCAACGCTGGCCGACCTGGGCGCCGATAGCCTCGACGTCATCGAGATCAGCATGGAGCTGGAACAGGCGTTCGACGTCGAGATCACCGACGAGGAGGTCGATGCGCTGAGCATCCCCGAGGCGAACAAGACCGTGGGCGACTGGTGGCTGCTGGTCGAGGCAAAGCTAGGGGCGCCGGCAAATGGCTGACAGTCACGAACAAGCTGACGCACTGCTTGCGGACGTCACGTGGTGGTTCAAAGGCTACCGCGCCGGAGCACAGCAGATCGAAGCATGGGGCACGTTGGATCCAACGGATGGACTCGGCACTGCGATACTGGGCGTCCGCGAATGGATCGGTCGACTCGCTCGTGGAAAACGTCGGGTGCTCGGCATCAGCGATCGCAATCTCGGTGTCGCGATGACGGAAGCCGAGTTCGAGCGGCTGCACGATGGCTTGCGCGAGCACTCCGGCGATGGCGACCGTGCCCTGGCCCGAGAGACCATCGAGTTGATCTACCGCGAGTTCGTCGCCGAGCGGCGTGAGCCGAAGAATGACGGCGAAATCCCCTTCTAGCCATTCGCGGGAGCGCTCAGCCGAAAGGAGATCAAGTCCTCCGGCGCTCCCATCCCCAAACCGCAATCCCGCGGTGAGTTCGGACGCGCCGAGGGCCGCGGGGGGAAGCCCTCATTTCAATCGAACGAGAAAGGCACGAACATGCACGGTCTGATCATCGACAACGACTCAAGTAGCCACCGCGCAAGCATTGAGACCGTGCGATCAGCGCGCCTGCCAATGCTCTCGATGATACCGCAAGAACGCAGAATCAATTTCATGGTCGGGGTGGATGGTGATCGCCCCTGGCAATCCGATCAGCGAGAAGTCGTCTGCGATCGTGAAGCCACCATTGTCGAACATCACGTGATGGTTCGGGCAAAGGCACAGCAAGTTTGCGGCGACGTCCGGTCCATTATGAGGTCGGCCGAGCGCACGAATGTGTGCTCCTTCCGCGTAAGGCCCGCCAGTGCATTCGAGACGGGTGCCGCAGACCTGGCAGCAGTAGTCATGCAGCCGCTTCACGGATCGGCTCATGGCGGTGTCTCTGACGATGCGCTGCACCGTAGTGGCCACCCTTGGACTTGCATCTGCGCCGCTTGGTGCCGCTCCTATCGGAGGGCCGTCCTGAGCGACAAGTCGGAAACGGCACATTCGGAAGCCGTCTTGGCCAACATCGTACCAGTAGCTCTCAACACGATAGAGGCCGTCGTACCGATAGCCAGATTTCGGGCGAAACTCCTTATGTTTCCCGCCACGGAATACGCGGACGGGGATGCCGTCTCGACAGCTTTTTGCAAGAGCCGCATTGCCCCAGGCTTCGAAGGTTTGGTCTTTTACCTGAGCCGTGGTGCCGCGCCCGCCGCGGCCACCATGACCAGTGTAAATGACCACGTCACCATGATCCTCGTCGTCGGGGTACCCGCCAGAAAGCACGACCGCCGTGGCGCCAGTTTGCCTGTTACCAGCGATTCCTGCGTCGGTGCTCGTGTGCCAATCTGCATCATAGAGCGCTCGACGGTTCTCGAAGATGGCCCCTCGCTCAGGCTCAAGAATGCTGTCAGCCATCAACTTCCTCCACGCGAATCTCGACGTCAGTGCGACACAACACTGAATTTCCAAAAAAAAGCTCGATCGGCAATCATTTCGGCGCGCCTTGAGCGGGAGGTGCAAGCGGCATGAATACGATCATTTATCATGGCACGCCGCTGACGCCGCGTTCGGCACTGAAGGACGTCGGCGTGGGGCGCGCGATGTGCGTTTCGTTCTTCCGTCCGGACGATGTGGAGGTGGTCGAGGCAATCAGTCCCGACATCATGTTTCGACAGCGGCGCCTTTTCATTCTGGCAGGCTGCCCTTCGGCGTGGCGAGGTCTGGAGCGAGATGGCGGACTGGCGTCCGTACTTCGTGTGGCTGGAGCGTCGCCTTTTCATGCCGGGCCGCTGGGCCATCATGCCAGACATTCCTGGAGCGCCGTCCCAGCTCAACGACAGCATCCTGAGCGATTGGCCATTCGGGCAGAAGGGATCTCCGGTCTGGCATATGGATGGGCCGATGGAGAGGCTGCTGCGGCTATGCGATCGACACGACCGGGTCTGCCTTGGCTGGACTGGGCCGAACGTTGGATCACCAGACTATCACGCGCGCATGGACGAAGTGGGCAGGGCGTTCGGCAACCGCTGGCCGGTCGTGCACATGCTGCGCGGGACCGCGGTGGCCTTCGATTATCCGTTTGCCTCAGCCGACAGCACCAGCCTCGCGCAGAACGGTTGGCGGTATGATGCGGCGCTTGATTTCGGGGACCCCTGGGCCGGCCGCCGGGCGTACGCCGACCGGCTCGAGACGAAACGGCGAGCGACACGCGCAACAACACGCCCAGTTCCTTCGCCCGTATATCCATTGGCGCTGCAACCATCACTCTTCGACGGGTAACATCATGATTTCGGAGCATCACTCAAACCCAGGAGGCCGTCATGTAACCGGCAGCGCGGTGCGCGCACACGAAAGCCAATCCGAAGCGGGACGGCGTTGTGCCGGAACAGCAGGGAGGGGGGAGACCTCCTCGCGTCGTCCCCATCCCTCAGTCGCAGGAAAACGTGGAGTTGAAGGTCGATATGTAGACGTTGTCGGGAAATACGTCCCATCGCCGCATAAGGCGCGCCTTCACCGAGTCGTAGATCAGACCTTCTTCAACCGGTAGAAAATTGACCTGCCAATGAGATCCGTACTCGTTCCGTTGTACCGTGCGCATAACGCTAGCTTTTTCGATCTCAAAACGAGGATCGCGAGCGAGCGCCAGACGATAGAGCTCGTCTTCGATCTGAGGAATAGTTCGCAGAAGGTGAAGAATGACGAATTCCTAAGAGTGTCGCCCCTAATTTCATATCCTAGTTGCGACGAAATAGCGAACACCAAACGCCATCGACCCAGTTTAATGCGGTTCGCTAATTATTTCGAACACCCATTGGATGGTCTTTCACAGATCATGGAAGGGCAAGCGCAAACGGCGAAGGGCCATCGCGTCATCTTCCAATGGAATTTACCAGTCGATTGTCGGCAGCTCGATCTTAAGGGCTTCGATTCGCTGCTTTGCGTGTCGCAATCCTGCCATGTCGAACGGACCCCTCGGGTAGGCCATAGCCTGCCAGTTAGCCAGCCCACTGTTCGGTGTCGGTCGGTAGGGGCCATCGATCCAGTAGCCCGGAAGCTCTCCTTCAAGAGAATCCAGGCGCAGCCGAAGCGCGCAAAGCGACAAGGTTTCAGGTTTCATAGGCTGTGCAAGCTCCTCCGACCGGAAAGGCTGCTTCGCTGCAATGCATATCGTGGCGGGTGCGTGTCATGGGCCTAAGAGATTGGCCGTTCGCCGGCCTAACCCCACTCAGCTACGACATGATCATCGCGGACCCGGCGACGAGGTTCAAGACATGGTCGGCTGCTGGCGAGGGCAAGTCCCCGCAGGCGCAATACGACACGATGACGTGGGAAGATTTGGCCGCGCTGCAAGTCGCCCAGCTCGGGCGGGGCGACACGATCCTGATGCTGTGGGCCTGCTGGCCTACGCTGCGCCAGTCGATCCAGCTTATGGACGACTGGGGGTTCCGGTACGTCACCGGCGGCGCCTGGCACAAGCGGACGAAGCACGGGAAGACCGCCTTCGGAACGGGGTACGTCCTGCGCAGCGCTAGCGAGCCGTACCTTATCGGAACGCTTGGAAGCCCGCTGACCGCGAAGAACGTCCGCAACGTCATTGAGACCGAAGACCTCGACGTCATCGATGCCGAGGCCCGCGGGCACAGCCGCAAGCCCGACGAGCAATACGACTACTGCCGCCGCCTCGCGCCGCGCGCGGTCCGCTTCGCCGAGCTGTTCGCTCGGCAGGCGTGGCCGGGCTGGGACGCCTGGGGGAACGAGATCGGCAAGTTCGAGGAGAAATCCATCATCACCGCAGACCAAGGAGACAGGACGTGACCACCTGCGAATCACTGGTCCATCTGGACCGCAAACTGTCCCGCGCAATGTTCAGCCGGCGCGGGATTAAGCTCACTGCCGACGATCTCGATCTTCTGGCATCGTTGGGGATGCCGGCGAAAGTGGCGCAGGCGAAGGCGAAAGCATTAGAGGACGAAGCGAAATGTCGGCAGTTAAGGGTGGTGTCTACCAACGGGGGCCGTTCTGGCTCGATCTCGTCCGTGGGGCGGATGGAAAACCAGCAAGCGATCGATGGTACATCTGGTGGTACGATGCCGGGTCAGGGCGCCAGCAGCGGCGAAGCACGCGCACGGCAGATGTTCGGGCGGCGTGCGAATGCCTAGACGAGCATTACCTGGCCTCGCACCGGCCCACGAAGCAGGAGCAGGAAGGGTACGGCGTGGCTGAGGCCATGGCGGACTACTACGTCGAGCATGGGCGCAACCTGCCCAGCGCTGAGCCGATCCGCGCCCGTCTCGGCCTGTTCACCCGCTTCATGGAGTTCGAGCAGGGGCAGGGCCTGATGCCGTCTCCCCTGATGCCCGACCAGATCGACGACAAGATGCTGAACCGCTTTCGCAAGTGGGGCGTCGAAGTCGACATGATCGTGGCGCGCAAGAAGGATGGGCAAGGCAACTGGATCGACGGCAAGAAGCGGAAGCGAAAGGCATCGACCGTCGAGGAGAGCATCATCCAGCTCAAAGCGACGCTCAACCACGCGTTCAAGAACCGGCGCGTCCGGTATGTGCCCCCGCTCGCACACAAGACCCGAGATCAGGTCACGTCCGTCAGCACCTATCGCCTCTCGATCGACGCCCTAGGCGAATTGCTCGATTACAGCCTCAAAGGCGCTGGGAGCTACGCTGGGCACGGCGAGCGGCTTCTACCCCTGCGGAGGTACCTCATCGCCGGGATTTGCACTCTCGCGCGTCCTGACGCCATTTTTGACATGAGCGTCGATCGCGATCGCGAGCAGTGGATGCAGAACGAGCGTCGGTTCGCCCTCAATCCGGCCGGGCGCCTGCAGACGAAGAAGGTCCGTCCGGTCCTGCCGGTGGTAGACCTGCTGCACTCCTGGCTGACGGCTACCGACGAATGGATGGTTTGCAGCGAGCGAACCTCGTTCGACGAGAAGCAGCAGATCGAGGTCGTCGAGCAGATCGGCGTCGGGTCGGTTCGGAAGGCATGGGACGGCGCTCGTGACGCGCTGGGCATCCCCGGCGGCTTCGGTCCGAAGCTGATCCGTCATTCGATGGCGACCATCCTGGCAAATCGCGGCGTGGATCTCGTGCAGCTGGAAATGGCGCTTGGCCACCGCGTGCTCAGAAAGACCTCAAGCCGCTACGCGATCTTCGATCCGAGCTATCTCAGCACCATCCGGGACGGCATCGAAGACGTCGTCTCCGACCTCACCAGGATCGCCGGTCCGGCGCTTCACGCAAAACTCACGCAAAAGGATGAGAACGTTGTTGTCCTACGTGCATAA